CAAATACGCCAACTAAAACCCCAACAAATACGCCAACTAAAACCCCAACAAATACGCCAACTAAAACCCCAACAAATACGCCAACTAAAACGCCAACTAACACTCCAACTAACACTCCAACTAACACCCAAACCCCAACAAATACGCCAACTAACACTCCAACTAACACCCAAACCCCAACAAATACGCCAACTAAAACCCCAACAAATACGCCAACTAAAACCCCAACAAATACGCCAACTAAAACCCCAACAAATACGCCAACTAAAACGCCAACTAACACTCCAACTAACACCCAAACTCCAACTAAAACTCCAACAAATACCCCAACCCAAACTCCAACAAATACGCCAACAAATACCCCAACAAACACACCAACTGAAACTCCAACTAAAACTCCAACAAATACACCAACAAATACCCCAACAAACACACCGACACCAGGATTATCACCAACCCCAACCCAAACTAACACCCCAACACCTACATCAACCCCAACTAACACCCCAACTCAAACGTTAACACCAACTCAAACACCAACTAACACCCCAACATCTACTGTAACTCCAACCCAAACCCCAACTAATACACCAACCCAAACCCCAACTAAAACTCCGACTAATACTCCAACTGAAACTCCAACTGAAACTCCAACCCAAACCCCAACCCAAACTCCAACAAACACACCAACACCAGGATTATCACCAACCACGACCCCAACTAATACTCCAACTAACACTCCAACTAACACTCCAACATCTACTGTAACTCCAACTAATACTCCAACAAACACTCCAACTAACACTCCAACTAACACTCCAACATCTACTGTAACTCCAACAAATACCCCAACTAACACACCAACAAATACTGTAACTCCAACCCAAACTCCAACTAATACTCCAACTGAAACTCCAACCCAAACCCCAACTAACACACCAACAAATACTGTAACACCAACAAATACTCCTACGACAACAAATACAGTAACACCAACAAATACAGTAACGCCAACAAATACAGTAACGCCAACAAATACAGTAACCCCAACCCAAACTCCGACTAAAACACCAACAAATACACCGACTAAAACTCCAACTAGAACTCCAACCCAAACTCCAACACCAACTAAAACTCCAACCCAAACTCCAACTCCAACTCAAACTTCAACTCAAACTCCAACTCCTACATCAACGCATATTCCGTCTTGGGACTGTAATGGTATTTATTGTTTTGACCCAGGTGATGGTTCAGGATATTTCTCTACATTTGAAGAGTGTGACAGTGTATGTAACACTTATGATTGTGTCGAGGGTAATTGTGTACAAAATTTCACTGGTGAGGGAGAATATGTTGGTATAATTGATTGTTTAACTTTTTGTTTACCAACACCAACTCCAACACCAACTCCAACCCAAACGCCAACTAACACACCAACCCAAACTCCAACACCAACTCAAACGCCAACTAACACTCCAACTCAAACATCAACTAATACTCCAACGCCTACTAACACGCCAACACCAACCACAACCCCAACTAACACTCCAACTAACACGCCAACACCAACCCAAACCCCAACTAACACTCCGACTAACACGCCAACACCAACCCAAACACCAACTAACACGCCAACACCAACTAACACTCCAACACCAACTGAAACGCCAACTAATACTCCAACTAACACGCCAACACCAACCCAAACTCCAACTAACACCCCAACTAACACGCCAACGCCAACTGAAACCCCAACAAATACGCCAACACCAACTGAAACCCCAACAAATACGCCAACTAACACGCCAACTCCGACTAACACGCCAACTCCAACTGAAACTCCAACAAATACACCAACTAACACGCCAACTCAAACTAACACACCAACACCAACTGAAACTCCGACAAATACTCCAACTAACACGCCAACTCAAACTAATACACCAACACCAACTGAAACTCCAACAAACACACCAACTAACACGCCAACTCAAACTAATACACCAACACCAACTGAAACTCCAACAAACACACCAACTGAAACACCAACAAATACGCCTACCCCAACTGAAACTCCAACAAATACACCAACTGAAACACCAACCCAAACCCCAACTAACACTCCAACCCAAACTAACACACCAACACCAACTGAAACTCCAACTAACACTCCAACCCAAACTAACACACCAACACCAACTGAAACCCCAACAAATACTCCAACTGAAACTCCAACAAATACTCCAACCCCAACTAACACTCCAACAAATACTGTAACACCGACTAACACTCTAACTCCAACTAACACTCTAACCCCAACTAATACTCCAACCCCAACTAACACTCCAACAAATACTCCGACCCAAACACCTACCAACACACCAACTAATACTCCAACAAATACTCCAACATCGACTGTAACACCAACAAATACGCCGACTCAAACACCAACTAACACTCCAACATCGACTGTAACACCAACAAATACGCCGACTCAAACACCAACTAATACTCCAACAAATACACCAACAAATACGCCGACTCAAACACCAACAAATACCCCAACATCGACTGTAACACCAACAAATACGCCGACTCAAACTCCAACAAATACACCAACAAATACTCCAACAAATACGCCGACTCAAACACCAACTAACACTCCAACAAATACTCCAACCAATACTCAAACACCAACTAATACTCCAACTCAAACAAATACTCCAACACCAACAATTACAATTGGGTTAACTACAACACCAACAAATACTATAACACCAACAAATACTATAACACCAACAAATACTCCTACACCAACCCAAACTCCAACAAATACACCAACAAATACCCCAACCCAAACACCTACCAACACACCAACTAATACTCCAACTCAAACACCTACCAACACACCAACAAATACTGTAACTCCAACAAATACACCAACAAATACCCCAACCCAAACACCTACCAACACACCGACAAATACTGTAACTCCAACTCAAACACCTACTAACACACCAACAAATACTGTAACTCCAACCCAAACACCAACAAATACCCCAACCCAAACACCTACTAACACACCAACAAATACTATAACACCAACAAATACTCCAACAAATACTCCAACTGAAACACCGACAAATACTCCAACCCCAACAAATACTTCAACCCCAACAAATACTCCAACCCAAACACCAACAAATACTCCAACAAATACCGTAACTCCGACAAATACACCAACTGAAACTCCGACAAATACACCAACTGAAACTCCAACTAACACTCCAACAAATACGCCAACTGAAACCCCAACAAATACTCCAACAAATACTCCAACAAATACGCCAACCCAAACTAACACTCCAACTAGTACTGTAACACCAACACCAACACCAACATCACCGCCAGAATTACCAATTTATACTGGTGAAACTGTTTGTGGTTTACCATATACTATTGCCACAGGAGTAACAGGTTGTTGGCAGATTACAGTTCAGTTAGGTTCGTATACGGGAGTTGTTGCTTGGGCGTTCAACGCATTTTCCGTACCGGATAAGTTCCAAATTCTTTGGAATGGAAGTACAGTTCCGGAAGTTGATACAGGGTTTAGGGGGGACTCTCTTTTTAACGCACAATTAAATGCCTTAGGATATCCAAGTGTTGTAGGTACAGGTTTTGTCACTGGTTTTTGGACTAAACCAACTGCGTCTCCTGCGTTCATAACAGTTGTGGTTACCGCTCCTATTGCTCCAACTAAATGGTGGTTTAAAATTGGATGTCCGACAGTAACACCAACACCAACTCCAACACCAACTAAAACTCCAACCCAAACACCAACAAATACTCCTACGTCAACAAATACTCCAACACCTACACCTTTACCGATAATACCAACATGTTCTGTATTAATTAATGATGGTCCTGATGTATCCGCTTATTTCCCATCATCAAATACTAACGTATTTTTATTTAATTCATCAGTAACTTCACCAGATATTGCACATACAACAACTAAACTATGGTTGTATAGTAGTGGGTTCATTTTTGAATATGATATAACATTAAGTCCTTGGTCAAAAACGTTCAACAGAACCATCACATACCCTTCAGGTGTTTCTTTAGGAAATGGTTTATGTGCCATTGACAACACTCATTTAATCTCAACAAATACTACAACATCTCCTCATCAAATAATTGTTTTAAATATTACCACAAGTACCGCAGTTTCAACTGTAATTGGAACACTACTGCCTGGTAGGGAGGTTTCGGGTGATATTATATTAACAACAACAAATAAAATATTAGTAACTAATACAGATGATGATGGAGTATTCCTTAGTCAATATAGTTATCCGTCAGGTACTTTTGAAGTTGAGGTTGATATTGCGTCAACCATATCTTTTCCGTATGGTTTATTTATCGATAGTGGTAATATATATGTTTGCAACAATTATGGTGATATATATAATGTTGATGTTAACTTCCCATACACGCAAACATTATTTAATTACTCAGGATTAATTATTGGAGGAGCATCTCAAGTACCAAGTTGTAATAATACTAACCTAAACTTACCACCAACACCTACACCAACAAATACTTCAACTCCTACACCAACCGCATAACCAACAACAGAATTATTCATAAAAAAACTAAAGGGTAATACTTTATTAACAACAAATATTTTTTATATTTTATTTAAAAATAAAAACCATGAAAATATTTGTTCAGATAGCTTCTTATCGTGACCCCCAACTTATCCCAACAATCAAATCAATGTTGGAGAATGCCAAAAACCCAAAAAATTTAGTAATCGGAATTTGTCGTCAATACCATCCTGAGGATGGGTTTGATGATTTATCAGAATATGCTAAAGATAAACGATTTAGAGTTATTGATGTTTTATATTCTGACGCTAAAGGAGTTTGTTGGGCAAGAAACCAAGTTCAACAATTATATAAAGGAGAAGAATATACCCTACAAATAGACTCCCATATGAGATTTGAAAAATATTGGGACGATACCTTAATCAAAATGGTTAAACAACTTCAAAAGAAAGGATTTGAGAAGCCTTTATTAACAGGATACGTATCTTCATTTGACCCGGACAATGACCCGGCAGGTAGAGTTACGGTACCTTGGAGAATGGCCTTTGATAGATTCATTCCTGAAGGAGCGGTATTCTTTTTACCTGAAACAATTCCTGGATGGGAAACCCTTAAAGAACCGGTTACTTCACGATTTTATTCTGCCCATATGGCATTTACTCTTGGTCAATTTAGTGTTGAAGTTCAACACGACCCTGAATTTTATTTTCACGGAGAAGAGATATCAATCGCCGTTAGAGCATTCACTCACGGATATGATTTATTCCACCCACATAAAGTTGTGATTTGGCACGAATACACCCGTAAAGGTAGAACAAAACAATGGGATGACGATAAAGAGTGGGGAAAGAAAAATGAATTATCCCATAAAAAAAATCGTCAACTATTTGGTATGGATGGTGAAGAGGTAACAATGGATTTTAGTTATTATGGATTTGGAACCGAAAGAACTTTAAAAGACTATGAGATTTATTCAGGTCTTAGATTTTCAAATAGAGCGGCACAACAATATACTTTAGATAAACATTACGCACCTAATCCAACAATTTATGAAACTGAAGAGGAATGGTTAGCAAGTTATGCCACTATCTTTAAACATTGTATTGATGTTGGTTTTACTCAAGTCCCAGAAAATGACTATGATTTTTGGGCGGTAATTTTTGAGGGTAGTAATGGTAATGAGTTATATAGGAAAGACGCGGATAAGGAAGAAATCAATCGATTAAAATCTGACAAAGACGGATATTGTAAAATATGGAGAGATTTTCAAACAACTGAGAAACCAACTAAATGGATTGTATGGCCACATAGTGAGTCTAAAGGTTGGTGTGATATAATAACGGGTAATTTATAATATGAACAAAATTAGAACTCATAGATTTGAGAACCCTCAATGGGGAAGAGCTCATTTACCATTTTTTAAAAAATTTGACAATTATTTAACTAAATATTTTGATGTTGAATCGATTAATTATAATACAGACGAAAAAACTTTTAGCGGTGAAATAACCCTAATAAAAGAAGTGGGTAATTTTGCTCACAACCCCCCAATATCTGATGTCGAATGTGTTATAGAAAATCTTGAGACGGGTGAGACTAAATTAATATCATTTACAGAATATTTTAATAGTTTAGCTTGTCACGTTGCTATATCGGAAAGTTGTACAAAAACTTTATTAGCTCATTTCAATTGGCAAAACATTTATTATTGGATGAAACGTGAGAACGCTATAAATAAAATGAATAAGGTTAGACCTTGGATTTTTTTACCATTCCAAGAATTTGATGTATTATCGTACAGAGAAAAAAGAAATTTTATTGAAGTATTTGATGATAAAATGTTTTGGTTAGGTAGTGGTGTAGATTCTTATCGTAAAATGATTAGAATTGTCGAACAAAAAGGTTTTTTACAACCAATAAACTCAACGTCTCATGAACAATATTTAGAAAAATTAATAAATAGTAAAATAGGTTTATCTTATTATTTAGATTTGGATAAATATAACACACCTTATGACCATACAGGTGAATTTTGCTACAGAGATATTGAATACATTTCATTAGGTATACCATTCATAAGGATAGAATTTAAAGACGTTACTCACGACCCATTATTACCAAATCATCATTACATTTCAATACCAAGAGAACACGCTTATGTTGCTTATGAAAAATATGGCGATGAAGGCGTTGCTGATTTATATATTAAAAGATATCAAGAAGTCATTAATGATGATGAATATTTGAGATATATAACCAAGAACCAATTAAATTGGTCCGAAAATAACATAATAAATGATAGTAAAGAAAAATTAACTTTTGATTTACTAGAACTAAATAAATGGATAAAATAAAAAAAAATGAACACAGTAATTGGTCACACCGCATATAAAGGTTATGTTGCTCAACAACACAATAATGTTTTTGGTGTTTTTGAAGAATTCTTAAAAGAAATAAAACCAAATCAAATTTTAGAAATAGGGACTGCTGGCGGTGGGTTTACGTTATTTTTAAGAGATACGTTAAATAATATTGGTCTTGAAAAGACTAAAATAAAATCTTTTGATGTTTTGCCATGTAATTGGTACGACGCGATAAGGGAAAATAATATTGAGATTATTCTTGATAATATTTTTGACTATTCATATCAAAATTTAGAAAAACCACATATGGTAGTACCTTTTATACAACAAGAAGGTACAACATTAGTTTTATGTGACGGTGGTTTTAAAATTGGTGAGTTTAGAATGTTATCACCATTTTTAAAAGTTAATGATTTTATTATGGCCCATGATTATATTGATACAGTAGAAAACTTTAATGAAAATTATAAAGATAAAATATGGAATTGGTGTGAAATAAAAGATAGTGATATTTCAGAATCTTGCGAAAAAAATAATCTTATCCCATACAATAAAGAAAATTTTGATAAAGTTGTTTGGGTTTGTAGACAAAAAATATCTTAAATGAAATTATTAGTGTCTTATCACAAAATAAGTCCAAATTGGTATGTTGGGGTATTTTATGAGAAGGTTTTCAACTATTTAAAAAATTTAAAAGATATTGAAGTCGAATATATCTCAATAAATGAAATGTCAAAAAAATATGGATTTGGGGATACAGGTTATACAAATAATTTTCCATCTATTTTTAATTTGTACAATTTAATAATTCAAAATGTTGAAAACAATAAAACTTTTATTCATAGTTGGCACGATTATGCTCCAATTATGATGGAAAAAGGTGGTGGAATTGAAAATTTTAATGTTGTTAAATTTTCATGTGTTTCATCTTTAACTAAAGAATATTATTCTCAATATTCTAAAGAATATAATATAGTCCCATCATTTTATATTTTAGAAGAATGGAATGAACATGATTACATTGAAAAATATAGATACCAAGAAAAAATAAACTCAAAATTGTTTTTTAATGGTGCATGTTATGGTATTAGAAAAAATTTTAAAAATTTGTTAGAAAATAACCAATTTTTTGAATTTAAAGAAAAACATTACAATTATAAAGACAAAGAAAATTATTATAAAGAAATATCCCAATATAAACATGGATTTAATTTAGACGGAGCGGCTAAAATTTGTTATAGAGATATTGAATATTTTGGCATGGGAATTACATTATTTAGGGATGAATTAAAAATAATGATGAATGAACCATTAATTAAAAACGAACACTATTTTGTTATTATTGATGAAGATATTAAATCATCAATATATGATAATAAAAAGAAAAAATATGTTATTGATAAAATAGAACATAATATTGATAATGTCTTTAAAAATTATGACGTTGAGTCAGTAATTAAAAATTCCAGGTCATGGTATGAAAGAAACACATTACCAAATAATCAATTAAATACCTTTATAGGGTTTATGGAAAATTTTAAAATATTTGAATAAATAAATAAAAAATAAAAATTTAATATGGAAATTTTATCAATGAGTGACGAACAATTTATAAAATTGTTCGATAATAAAGAGAATGTTTTTTTTGTCCAAATAGGGGCAAATGATGGGATTACTGCGGACCCAATTCAAAAAATAGTTAAAGAAAAAAAATGGTCAGGTATTTTATTTGAGCCAGGTGTTGACGCTTTTAACGATTTATTAAAAAATTATCAAGGTTATGAAGGTCTTACTTTTGTTAATTCCGCGGTTTCAAATTACAATGGTAAAGGTAAATTATTTTGTGGGACAACAACCCCTCACTTCACTTTAAATCATAATAAAGCGGTTGACATGTTTGATGTAGTACCAACCGAGGTTGAAGTTAATGTAATACACCCAAAAAATATTGTAACAGAATACCACATTCAAAAAGTTGATTTATTACAAATTGATGTTGAGGGTCATGATTTTACCATACTACAATCATTTCCTTTTGATATTTTAAAACCAGAAATTATTAGGTTTGAATTTGTAAATTTAAATTATGATGGGGTTGATGTTAGTCATGTAGTAACTTTTTTATCTGAATTTAATTACACTTCATATATTAACAGAGAAAGTGGTGACATAATATCAATATTAAATAAATAATATGAATAAAATAACATTAGTAACCGGATTATGGGATATAGGTAGAGGTGACCTTCAAGAGGGGTGGTCTCGCTCATTCCAGCATTATTTAGACAAATTTCAACAACTTTTACAGGTTGATGTAAATATGATAATTTTTGGCGATGAGGAATTAGAAAAATTTGTTTCAGAGAATAGACGTAATGAAAATACACAATTTGTTCGCAGAGAGTTATCTTGGTTTAAAAATAATGATTTTTATGATAAAATACAAAAGATAAGAACCAACCCTGATTGGTATAATCAAGTTGGTTGGTTAACAGAGTCAACTCAATCTAAACTAGAGATGTATAATCCTTTAGTTATGTCTAAAATTTATCTTTTACACGACGCAAAAATTTTAGATAAGTTTAATTCAGAATATATGTTTTGGATTGATGCGGGATTAACTAATACAATTCACCCTGGATATTTTACAAGTGATAAGGTTTTAGATAAACTACCTAAGTTAGTTAAGAATTTCCATTTTGTTTGTTTTCCTTATGAAACAACTAGTGAGATTCACGGATTTAAATATCAAGAGTTATGTGAGTTAGCGGGAAAACCTGTTAATATGGTTGCAAGAGCAGGATTCTTTGGTGGAAAAAAAGATGTTATTTCTGAAATAAATAGTTTATACTATGGATTAATGAACGATACATTATCCCAAGGGTTGATGGGAACTGAAGAGTCATTATTTACAATTATGACATACAAATACCCTAATTTAATTACTTATTCTGAAATTGAAGGTAATGGGTTAATGGGTAAATTTTTTGAGGATTTAAAAGATATGACAGTTGAGGTAAAATCGGAAGTATCAAAAGATGTTGTTGTTAATAATTTGGACACATCAAAAGTTGGATTATACGTGATTACTTTTAACTCACCAAAACAATTGGAGGTTCTTATTCAGTCAATGTTAGATTACGATAAAGATTTTGTAGAGAAACCAAAGAAATTCTTATTAGATAATTCAACTGATTTATCAACAACACCAAGATATCTTGAACTATGTGAACAATATGGTTTTGAACATATTAAAAAAGATAATATAGGTATTGTTGGTGGTAGAGTATTTGTTGCCGAACATTTTGATGAAACTGATTTGGATTTTTATTATTGGTTTGAAGATGACATGTCATTTTATCCTAAAAAGAATGAAGTTTGTAGAAATGGTTTTCCTCGTTTTGTGGGTAACTTATATCAAAAATCATTAGAGATTATTCAAAAAGAAAATTTTGATTTTTTAAAATTAAATTTTAGTGAATTTTACGGCTCAAACGATATTCAATTCTCATGGTATAATGTGCCCCAAGATTTCAGACAAAAACATTGGCCAAACAATCCTAAATTACCTGTACAAGGATTAGACACCAATTCCCCCAAAACAAAATTTGATGAAATACATATTCACAAAGGATTACCATATGTATTGGGTGAGATTTTTTTATGTAATTGGCCAATTGTATTAACAAAAGAGGGTAATTATAAATGTTATTTAGAGACAAAATGGGCTCACCCTCACGAACAGGTATTAATGAGTTATTCTTATCAAGAAACGGTTAAAGGTAATATTAAACCGGGATTACTGTTATTAACACCAACAGAACACAATCGATTTGACCATTATGATGGTTCTTTAAGAAAAGAAAGTTAGTTTAATATTTTATTATTTTTTTTCAAATTATCTTCAGCCCATAGTGGTTGAAGATTTGTGTAATGACAAAATTTACACATCCCTTCTTTAGTTTTTGATGATGATGATAAATAAAAAATAATTTTGTTTTATCAAGTATTTATAATAAAAACTTTAAATGGATTTCTACATTAAGAAAAACGCAACCTTACCTGTGATTAAACTCCAAGTGGTGAAGGATGGTCGAAGTGACTATGATAGCTTCATGAAAACTATTGAGTTATCGGCAATATTCTTTTCAATGGTTGATTCTGATACAGGTATTCCAAAAATTAGTTCAAGACCGGCAGGATTTGTTGAGAAAACATTCTTAGACCCCAACGCCGAACCGGAATATTACATTTATTATCAATTTACCTCAAAAGACACTAATAGAGTTGGTTCATATGAAGGACAATTTATGTTAAGAAACGATGATGGTGTTTTAATATTGCCAATACGTGAAAAATTAAACATCAACATCCAAGACTCATTTATTGCGGATGACTTAGTTTATGATAGTTGTTATGTTTCAGAATTCCCTTGTTGTGTTAACGGACCTTTTGTTTCGACAACAACAACATCTCCATGTCCAAGTTGTCCAACATGTCCTGAACCAACACCGACACCTCAACCAACAACAACTACTACGACACCTCAACCAACAACAACTACTACGACATATAACCCAACAACAACAACAACTACATATTCACCAACTCCAACACCAACATTAACACCAACATTAACACCAACGCCTACTCCGACTAATACACCAACACCAGAACCCGAAGTTTTAATTAACCCTATCTTAGTTGGTGAAGACCAATATTTGAGTGTTGGGGATAATGAATATTTAGAATATTAATAATCCATCTTTAAAAATTAAACTATTTTATTAAATAAAAAAACTATGGCATTAACAGGAAAAACAATTGGACAACTAACATACCTTTCGGAAGTAACAACGGATACATTATTTCCCGTAGAGTTGAGTGGTGATACATACCATATATCATATTCCGCATTCACTAATTCAAACTATAACGAAGGAACTTACAATGAGTTATATTCATTCTCCACAGGTGGAACACTAACCGCTGGAAGTTATTATTTAATGACTGATTATCAAGCTTGTTATGACCAACCAAACTATGATAATTATAAAGACCCTATTACTACGGGTAACTATAAAACAGGAACAACAGAGCCAATTTTATTATTGGCGATATCTACAACAGGGTTTTCACCTACGGTATATTCTACATTATACCCTAACGATAAAATAACATACGATATAACTTGGAATACCACTGAAATCACAAGTAGTCCCGCAAAAGGTAGAATCACTGAAAGAATTGATAACTTTAACAATAGAACTGATTATGATAACAGAAGTATTTTATTTAAAAGATATGATGGATATTCATATAATGAAAATAATCCACTAGCAGGACTTATAGGAATAAGTGGTATTACAGGAACAACAGGTGTGTTATATGGTAACACAGGTACAACATTTACCTCAAATTTCTCAACTGGTGACATTGTTTCAGTACGAAATTTAGACCCTTCATTTTTTGAAGTGATATCTGTTGAGAGTAATTCTATTGCAATTATATCAGGTGTAACAATAAGTGTAACCACTGATTCAATTTATTATTATGGGAATGATGATGGTATAATGAGTTATTACCAACCTAACATAAGACAAGACCAAGTTTTTGAATATACAACATTTGGTGATGCCATTGATGAAAGTGGAGCGGTTAATAATTATATTGGTAACTATTCTAACCTACATTTAGAATTTGGTACTGGAGATTTTTTACTTGCAAATAATGTATTATTAGAGGGTTCATTTAGAAACAATACTATTGGTGATGGTTCTTATAATAACACATTTAATGATGATTGTGATAATAATCAAATAGGTGATAGTTTTTATAACAACTCAACAAACGATGATTTTGACGGTAATATAATTGGAGAAGGGTTTAATAACAATTACATCACATCTAATTTTAATAATAATAGAATTGGTAGCGATTTTAATTATAACACTTTGATAGGTGGGTCTTTTTATAGAAACAATATTGGAAATAATTTTAATAGTAATGTTTGGAATGATGGTGATTTTCAAAATAATGAAATAGGAAATCAGTTTAATAATAATAAAGTTTATGATGACTTCTATAAAAATGATATTGGTAATGGATATAATGGTAATGATGTATATTCATACTTTTATGGTAATTTAATTGGAAACGGATATGCTAATAACAACCTTTATTGTTCATTTTACGATAATAAAATAGGTGAATACTATAATGATAATACACTTGGTGATATTAATAACCCAAATAATTATGACTTTTATTCAAATCAAATAGGTAATCAATTTCAGGATAATGGTATAACTGCGAATACTCATAATAACATTATTGGTAATCAATTTGATAATAATACCATCTTAGATGATTTTTACAACAACCAAATATTCAATGAATTTAAGGGTAATATAACGTATGGAGAGTTTTATTTTAATAAAACAGATTGGGGATTTTCCGCAAATGAATTTAGTGGGGAGTGTGGGAATAATACCTTTGGTCCTTTTACTTTAAGCAACGACTTTTTGGGTAATGTTTATTCTAACACATTTAAAAGTAATTGTTATGGAAATGTTATTGGCGATAATTTTATTAATAATAATATTGGTGAAAGTTTTTACGATAATAACATATCCGATGGATTCCAATATAATCAAATCGGTTCATTATTTAATAATAATACCATAGGTGAGAATTTTGGTTTTGGTGCCGCATTCCCTCAAGGAAATAGAATTGGAAATAATTTTTACAATAACACCGTTGGTGAATATTTCTATAATAACACTATACCTGATAATTTCCGTAGTAATGAAGTAGGTGATTTATTTCAATGGAATATTGTTAATACCGAAGTTTTTGGTATTGATTTTACCATAAATTATGGTAATGTAACAGGATTTTCATACACCGCAATAGGAAACACCGCAACTGATGGGACATACATTGGAATAAGCGGCGCAACTAACGGATTAGGTGTTAATGCAACGTTCAATGTAGATGTTTCAGTGGGAACCGTAACAGGGGTAACTATAAACGATTCTGGTAAACTATATCTTAATGGTGATACAATAACAATATTAGGTTCTTCTATTGGAGGTACCAATGTTGATGATGATGTTATTGTTACGGTAACAGGAATTAGTATAAACCCATCAGTTTATGAAACCTATACCTGTCAAATTTTTGAAAGACAAGGTGGTGATAATAGATTGTCTTACTATGATGGAAGTGACGTGTTAAACATAAAAAATATAAACGAATAATAATGGCAACAAAATACATAGTAGATAACTTATCGGGACAAACCATAAATGGTGATATAACCATTAATGGAAATTTAAGTGTTACAGGAACATCAAACAATAGTGGAACATATAGAGCATTATTAACTCAAACAGGTTCTCTTAACGGAGATAGTAGTTACTTTAATAATCGTTTAATAGTTGGAGAAACATACGAAATTACAGATTATCAAGATTACGATGATTTTAGTAATGTCGCAAATGTAATTAGTGGAGCAACTCTTATAGATTTTGATTATGTTGGGACAGGACCAGGGATTTACACATTTTTTAGTGGTCTTACAGGAACAACAAGTGGTTTGGGTAGCGGGGCATCTTTTGATGTTTATATATGTGGAACGACATATAATTCAGTTACTATTAACACTATTGGGGTTGATTATCTTGTAGGAGATACAATAACAATATTAGGAACTGAACTTAGTGGCAGTACTCCAACAAATGATTTAACAATTACGGTTACTGAGGTTAATCCTAACGTAACAGGTTGTGTTTTTATTGCAACAGGAGACACTCCAATAGTTTGGGGTAACTCTGTATTAACATCTGTTGGTGATTTAGTTGTTGATGTTTTAGAAAATACTCTTGGTGATGAGTTAGTATGGCTTTATGACCCATTATTTCAAGAAGGTTTGTATCTTGTATCTTTTAGTGAGTATATTAACAACAATAATGTATGTTATATTTTTCCAAGAAATAAAACTCAAATAACTACCCAAACATTTATCGTTCCTTTTAATTATGATTTTTATTCCCCACCACAATTTAACTTAATTGTATCATCACAGATTGGTTACTTTTTGGGACCAATAGATGATACTATATTTTTATCCGTATATGACGTTGGGACTTCTAGTTTTTCAGGTAACTCTTTATACTATACACCTATTGAAATTAAACTTAATTCTAGTATTACTCAGGAAGAGGAACCATTAATTTCAATTAATTGGTCAACGTATAGTGGAGAATCTGATTTTGACACTTACGATATTGTAATACCACCAATTCTAAATGTAACTAGACTTACGATAGGTAAATGTGGTATTGCAAACGCACACGTTCACGATGAATACGAATCGTCCGACCTCACAATAGATTTATATGACAACTCAATAAGTGATTGGGTTACAGTTTGGTCATATACATTAAATAATCCAAATTATGAGGTTGGTGATAGTGCAGATTTATACTTCCCAGGTAATATTGATGTAACATTTGCAAACATTACATCAGTAGGTGGTATTAGAGTAACTTCAGACCCAGGTTCGGGTGATACCTTCCATGATTGGGGAGGATTAGTGTTCAATTTTTTTAATTAGGAATCGTAACCCTTAAAAATACATTATATAAAAAAAATAACAATATGATAAAGTTAATACAAAGAACAACAGATAACAAATACCTTAAATCGGTTGAAACCGAAACTTGGGTTGATAACGTTAAAGATGCGTTTGAAATGACTCATAGAGAATGTGAGGCGGCTAAAACCGCATTAGATGGTGTTTTTCTTCCTGAACAATTAAAAGTAATTGTTGATATGAGAAAATACAAATCAATCACTAAAGAAGAAAGAGAAGAACTTATTAATTTACTAAAAAAATAAAACTATGAGAATCTGTATATTATGTGAAGAATCTAAAGTTTCACAAGCAAGAGAAAAAATGAAAAATGATAATATCTTAAAAATAGATTTATCACCAACAGGAGAATTACCTGCAACCCATAAATTATGTGTTATGGCGGTTACAGAAGAAAAGGCCAAACAGATGATTGATTCTGCGGAATTAACAATAATTGAGGCAATTAACCCAAGAGAATTTTTAGAAAAACATAACCTTAAAAAAATTGGAAAATACGGAATTAACCCCTTTTAAGTTAAAAAAAAATTTTATCAGTAATGATGAGGTCAAAATAATTGTTGATTGGGTAGATTCGTTAAACCCTGAAGACGGAACCCCGAATCACCACTTAAGTGAAATCTCAAAAACACTAAAGGGAAAATCTTGTGTTATAGACATCTCAAATACCGAACTTACAAACTACATTACAAAGTTTCAATCAGTTTCTAAAGTTTCAAATCAAGAGACACCCCAAATTATCAAAAATATTTTTAAAAGGATATCTGAAAAGAATAACCTACCCCTTGATAATATCTTTATTCAAGCGGTTGATATGAAAAAAGGTGGTAGAGTACAACCCCACTATGACGCATCAATTGATGGTTACATAAATTATAAGTGTAACATAAGTGTGTTATCAGAAGATTACAAAATTTTTATAGACGGTTCTTCACCTGTAATAGAACAAAAAGACTTATACTGTTTTGAGGCGTCTTTATACAAACATTGGACCGAAGAGTTTAACTCAAGAAGAGTTTTTTTAAGTTTTGGGTTTATAGTTCCATATCATGTTTTGGGTAGAACTCATGACGACCCAAGAGTTAGATTAAGTCAAAGAATTGCAAAATATTTTCAAAAACTTAGTTGATATAAAACAAAACAAAACCTATATTTATTTACGAAGGTAAATGCCGACCTTATTCGGTAGCTAATACACCAACTAACATAATTTATAGTGATAAGTCAAGAAGAAATTAAGTCGTTTCTTGAGGGGAGTGACCCTGAAGAACATATTGTGGCCATAGAGTTTGATTATGTCACAGATTCTATATATAAAATTAAAGAAATACCTGACCAAGGTAAAATAATCAAAAAAGATACTTTCACGGCATTTGCTTGGGTTGGTGACTTAAGAGGTTTGAATTTTTATTCATCTTCTAAGGACCAACAGAAAGCCGCAATGACTAAATATGGTATTGTTATAGATAAGTTAGAAACTGAAGGTAATGAAAGATTAGAACAAGGACTTAAGTTCATGGTCAAATCTTTAAAAGGATACCGAACATTAATACAATTTTTTAGGGACGGTGGGTTAGACCCATGGTCAGAACGAGCTAAAAATTTAATCTTAGTTCTTCCTCCTGTAGAACAATATCTAATCTCAAGGGAGAAGAGGTTATTCAAAGGGTACGAGGAATATAATGACATCACGAGACTCGGATTCGACTTAGAAACGACCTCTCTTGAACCTAAAGACGGTCGTATATTTATGATAGGAATCAAAACTAATAAAGGATTCCAAAGAGTTATTGAATGTGCTGACGAAGACCAAGAAAGAAGAGGTATTGTAGAATTTTTTAGAATTATAGATGAATTAAAACCATCAATTATTGGTGGATATAACTCTTTTAACTTTGACTGGTTTTGGATATTCGAAAGATGTAAAGCTCTAAACTTAGACATTAAAAAGATATCAAAATCACTAAACCCATCAAGACCAATCTCTCAAAAGGATGGTATGTTAAAACTTGCTAACGAGGTTGAGAGATTTGTTCAAACAGGGTTATGGGGGTATAACATTATCGACATCATTCACTCTGTCCGTAGAGCTCAAGCGATTAACTCAAGTATTAAATCGGCGGGTTTGAAATATATAACTCAATACATTAATGCTGAAGCGCCTGACCGTGTATACATCCCCCATGAAGAAATTGGTTCTATGTATGCCAATAAAGAAGAGTTTTGGTTAAACGTAACTAATGGGAAATATAAGAGGGCGGATAAACCTGAGTTTAATAATTTAGACACTCGTTTTCCTGGTACCTACATTAAAGTTACAGGTGATAATATAGTTGAGCGTTATCTTGACGATGACTTAGAGGAAACGTTAACTGTCGATGATGAGTTTAATCAGGGAACGTTTCTATTAGCATCAATGGTACCTACAACATATGAAAGAGTATCAACAATGGGTACCGCAACATTATGGAAAATGTTAATGTTAGCTTGGTCTCATAAATACAAATTAGCAATCCCAAAAAAACAAGAAAAGACAGAATTTGTTGGTGGTTTATCAAGACTACTTAAAGTAGGGTATTCAAGAAACGTATTAAAACTTGACTACTCTTCTCTATATCCATCAATTCAGTTAGTACATGACGTATTCCCTGAATGTGATGTTAGAGGCGCGATGAAAGGAATGTTATCTTATTTCCGTAATGCTCGTATTATGTATAAAAACTTGGCGTCAGAATTTTATGATGTGGATAAAAAGAAATCATTATCTTATGACCGTAAACAATTACCGATTAAGATTTTTATTAACTCAATGTTTGGAGCGTTATCCGCACCTCAAGTATTTGCGTGGGGTGATATGTATATGGGGGAACAAATTACCTGTACAGGTAGACAATATCTTCGTCAGATGATTAAGTTCTTTATTAAGAAAGGTTACACTCCACTTGTAATGGATACTGACGGTGTCAACTTTGCTAAACCTGAGGGGTGGGAAAATAGACGTTATATTGGTAAAGGTCTTAACTGGAAAGTTAAAGAAGGTAAGGAATACACTGGTGATGATTCGGACGTTGCAGAATTTAACGATTTATTCATGAGAGGTGAAATGGCTTTAGATACTGATGGTACTTGGCCGTCATGTATTAACTTGGCTCGTAAGAACTATGCTGTTATGGAGTCAAGTGGTAAAGTTAAATTAACTGGTAATACAATTAAATCTAAAAAATTACCACTATACATTGAGGACTTTTTAGATAAAGGGGTTAAACAATTACTTGAGGGTAAAGGTCAAGAATTTGTTGAGTGGTACTACGAGTATGTTCAGAAAATATTTAATTTAGAAATTCCTTTAATGAAAATTGCCCAAAGAGCTAAAGTTAAATTATCTTTAGATGATTATAAAAAACGTTGTACTCAAAAAACCAAAGCCGGTTCCTTAATGAGTAGAATGGCTCATATGGAGTTAGCCATCAAACATAATCTAAACATTCAGTTAGGTGATGTTATTTATTATGTAAATAACGGATTAAGAGCTTCTCATGGTGATGTTCAAAAAATTACTAAAGCTAACTATACTAAAAAAGAATTAGATTTATTTTCCCAAGAAAATGGTAAAGAACCTGAGAATAAAAGTACCTCAATAATACAACTTAATTGTTATATGTTAGAACCAACTGAGATTGAGAATAATCCAAACATGAAAGGCGAATATAACATACAAAGAGCCATAACAACCTTTAATAAAAGAATTGCCCCCCTATTAGTAGTATTCAAAGAAGAAGTTAGAAACGGATTAATTGTAAACAATCCTGAAGACCGTGGTTTTTTTACTAAGGGACAATGTGAATTAATTAATGGAGTACCATTTAAAGAGGGTGACCAAGATACCTTAGAGGAAGTGTTAACTTTATCTGATGGTGAAGTTAAATATTGGGATAAAAGAGGAATGAGCCCTGATTATATATATGAATTAGCGTCTGAAGGGTGGGAAAAGTTTATAAATTAACTTAACTTTAATCCATCAGAGGATATAATGTACCAAACATCGTCCATCATAAGAAATTCAACACAAGCGCCTTTATCGATTAAAATTTCGTCATAGTACTCGTCAATTTTATTTTTACTAGGAACAATTAATACTTTTGTTAATGTTTTAATAACAATATATTCTGTAGTGTCTGAGTTTAAAGTTATTTTTGATTGTTCAACATCTTTAACTAATATAAACTCTTCACCATTAGTACTATAATTAGGTTCTCTGACAACTAATCTAAGTTCGGGGTTTTGAGACATACTAACGGGCGGTTGAGTTTCTCTACCCCCAACAAATATTTTATCCCCAATTTGTTTTCTACCAAAATTTTTTCTTATTGTCATATTAGATTACATATATTTGTCTTGGCATTGCTCTAAACTTAAGTGATTTGTTTAAATTCTCCGCCAAAAGAGCTTCACGCTCCATTACTTTATCAGGTTTTAATCTGGCTAAAGTACCCTCAACACCAATTAATTCCTCTACTAATTTAAGTTTTTCGTCTTTACCTTCAGTTAATAAACTAGTATAATCCATTGTTAATTCACTATCAGGTGTTTTAATGTTACCACTAAATTTACCTCTAACTCTACCTAAAGTTTCTTTACAAGTTGCAATGAAATATCTTCTAACCCATTGTTTTGCGGGGTTATTTAATTCGGGCCAAGAAAACTTATCTAAAGGAACATCTGAAGGCATTTTAATAATGTCAGGATTATTTTTTAAACATTTGTCTCTATCTTCAGGACCAACATCATAATACCAATACCATACTTTACCCCTATTTAAATTTCTATTACCAAAATCAAATTTACCACCAGGTGTATTCATTAAATGAATTGCTTTTTTACCTTCAGGTAACGCGGTTATTGTATAGGTTAAATCTCCTGATATAATCCTTCTTTGAATATTAATTTCTTGCATTCTTAATAACATATCAAATGCTGGCATCATAAAATATGACCCCGTATTACCCATTTGTGAAAAACCACCAGGTCCGCCAATTCCACCACCACCTAAACCTCCAAATGAAAAAGCGTCAAAATATACACCATTTAAGTCTGATGGTGTAAACCATAATAACTCGTTAATCTCTCTATGTGCGGGTATTTCGTAAATTTGTTGATTAGGTACTAATTGTATATAGTCTTTTTTAAGGACCCAATCACCACCAGCTTGTAACCCAACAATTTTAGAATAGGCGTAAGTATATCTTGTTTCAAAGTCTAATGTCTTTGTAACAAAAGCTCTTGATAAAGATTGTGTGTCTAAGTTTAATCCCCATAGATTTGACCACTGAGATTCAATTAACCAATTTTGTACGTATTGAGAATAGTCGTCAATTGCGAATTCCAATAACGTATCCATTTGTTCGTCCTCTAATTCAACCGAACGTAGAGGTGCCCCAAGTAAATGTCTTACTTTAGTATATAATGGGCTTCTTTCATTTTCTGGTATTATTGCCATGTTTTTCGTTTCTATATAAATATCAATTTAGTCGGTAAATTAAATTAGATTCCGAGAAAACATATTGACCCCCAATTATCTTAGTATTTTTATTACTAAAAACTAACACTTCTTTATTATTTTTTGTAAATATTAACCAATCAGTTGAATATTTTTTAACATTTGCGGAACCTGAGACATGAATTTCACCATCAACATTTTTTAGATAGGTGAACGGTTTAACCTGACTTGTTAATTTAACACCATCAACTATGATTTCACAGTCAATACCATCAATCATATCTTCTTTACTTCCTAATTTACCAACAGAAATAACGTTATCATCACCAAATTTTTTCTTAAGAATCTTAACTGTTTCATCCTCTCTTTTTTGCCCCCAACTATTAGTTTGAGTTAAAATTTTCATTAAGTTTTGAAATGTTGAGGAATTTTGAGAAAAAATTCTGAACTTATAATCATCTAGTACTTTAACAAGTTTTTTAACTTCACTAATTTGTTCAGATGGTGTTAGGCCAATCATTTTAATTTCAGGTTTATCTTGTTTTTTAAGTACTTGGTTAATATCGTTTAGTAGAACACAGAAACAACTATAATTTGTGTTTAATTTGTTAATTACTGAACGTCCATCACCTTCTAAATTATAAACTCCTGACATCTCACCAGGGGCAAATTCGTTATTCTCATAAAAGTTTTCAGGAAAGACTTCTTTCATCATTTTATTAACACTCATTTTAAAAATTTCTTTAACTTTTGGGTTGATATTAAATATAAATCTAATTGCCTCGTTAGTATCTCTACCACATCTTTCAGATTTACCTTCAGAGATAACTGTTTTTAACATAAGACTTTCATTTAATTTAGATTCAACCTTTAATTGGTAAAGTTTGTTTACAAATTCCCAATTAACACATTTCCAAAAGTTTTTAATATAGTCATCTTTTTTGTTTCTATATTTCAAATAGTAAGCATGTTCCCATAAATCTAATCCAAGTATTGGATAACCACCATCTTCAACAACGTTCATTAAAGGATTGTCTTGATTTGCTGTGGACACAATTTTTAATTTATTAGTCTTTGTTAAAACTAACCAAACCCATCCAGAACCAAATCGTTCTTTTGCAACTTCCTCAAATTTAATTCTAAATGAATTATAACTTTTGAAATCTTTATTAATTTGAGTTAAAACTTCACCGTGAGGTTTTTGAGTTTCAGGGGTTAACATTTTCCAAAATAACGCGTGGTTAAAAGCACCACCTGCGTTATTTCTAATGTTTTTATCAAATCTACTTATTGATTTTATAATTTCTTCTAACTCTAAATCACCATATTTTTTTTTACTAAGAGCAGAATTTAATTTATCAACATAACCTTTATAATGTTTATTATAATGGTAGTTCATAGTTTCTGAGTCAATAAATTGTTTCAGGGCTGAGTAGGCGTATGGTAATCGTTCGATTCCAATTCTTTTCATTTCGTTTAAGAAAAGTTTTTGATTCTCATTTTTTTCAACCGTTTTAATTTTTTCGGTTATGAGGTCAATTTTTTTTTCAATATTTTTCATAAGGCTTATTTTATTATTATAAATAAGCGGAAGTTTCAAATTATCTGCGATTGTTTATTCTATTCATCACTTCTTCAATAAAGTCGGCCTTATCTAAATTGTCCCCCATAACGGTTTCAAATATATTTTTCTTTTTTATTAAAATGTCATAAATCGCACCCTCAATAGTGTTTTCAAATATTGGGTAATAAACCGATACATTAGATTTTTGACCGTATCTGTACGCTCTATCTTCCGCTTGTGTGTGGTCTGACGGAACAAAAGATAAATCATTCATGATTACGGCCTCAGCGGCGGTTAAGGTTAACCCAACACCTGCGGCTTTTAAGTTACCAACAAAAACTGTAATCTTTTCATTATCCTGAAATTGGTCAACTGCGTGTTGTCTCATAGATTTAGAGGTTGACCCATCTAATCTAACCGCCTGTTTACCAAAATGGTCGGCAATTTTATTTAATGTATTTGTGAAATTAGTAAAAATAATAACCTTTTTTCCTTGGTCAATTATATTCTGAACTAATTCAATCGTATCGTTAATTTTTTCTTCAGCAATGACTTGTCTAACTTTCATTAACTTACTAAATTGTACCGTTAACGATGAAGATTCGTCTGTTTTATTTTCATACCAATCATAGTACTCTCCCATTAAACCTTCATATAATTTAGATTTAAGTCTTAGGTAGACTGGCGATATTATTTTGTCAGGTAAATCAAGTACCTCAGTTTTTAAACGTCGTAATACTTGTCTTGAGGTTCGGTCTCTTAATTCCTCTAAGTTAGATGCCCCCGTAACATTCCAAACTTTTCTATTTCCCGCTTTAAATTGGTAACCTTGACAATACCTAATAGCATATGCTATCCAATTCTGAGCTACGGGACTCTCAATGAGTGATAACAAGTTAAAATAATTCATTGGTCTTGATGTCATTGGTGTTCCTGTTAACAACCAAAGTTTATCAACACTTTTAACAAAACTATTAACTAATTTAGTTCTTTGTGCTTGACCGTTTTGTAAATAATGGGCCTCATCAATAATGATTATACCAAAATTACTTTTATATATTTCAGATTTTTCTTTATCTTTTAAATCGTAAAAATTTTTAAGAATATCGTAATTAACAATTACAAAATCGTGTTCTTGGGAGAAGTTTTTACCTTCGGCAATATAAACACTCCTATCTGTGTAGTTTTCAATCTCTCTTAGCCAATTTATTTTTAAAGAAGCGGGACAAATAATTAATATTTTCTTAACGCCTGTTTCTAAAGCGGCAATAATGGTGGAAGTTGTTTTACCTAAACCCATATCATCTGCGAGAATAAATCTTTTAGACCCGGCAAGTTTCTCAATGGCAATTTTTTGATGTTCTAATGGAGGTCTGTGAGAGTACTTTGAATAATCCACCTCAACATTTTTAATTGTGTGTGTCTTAATTAAAGCTCCTTTAGGTAACCAAAACTCGTGTATAGTTTCCCCCGATAACACTTTTCCCCAAACATGATAGGCTTTCTCTTTCTCAACCAATAACTTCTCAACCCAAACTTGTTCAGGTATTGTAGTTAATAATTTTTCGTCAGCAATTTTTTTGGCAAAGTAAGGGTCAAGGTCAACCCATTTTTTTCCAACTTTAGGTGTTACATCGTAATAATTAATAATATAATCAGATTGGGCTCTTGTGGGATAAAATTTCTTATTAGATTCTTTTTGAGTTTTTAATTTTAGGATATAGTTATTTGCGCCTGAATAAGTTTCAAGTAACTCTAATGCTCTTCTCTCTAATAGAGGTTTGTTATTTTCTATATTATTTTCCAAAAGATTTGGTTTGAGTTAAAAATAAGTAATCTTTTAATATTTATCAATATGTCAACTAATAAAGTACCAATTACTCGAATAGGGAAATTCTTTGGAGATGAAGATTTTAATTTAGACCTTTCAATAGGGGAGGAATGGTTATATGGTGATATGAACTTCACATTAGTTCTTTATCGTATTGATAGACTGAAAACAAAAACCGATGATGTTTATGGTGAAACTGTTAGTGATGGTATTAAATTTTTACCACCAATAGAGTTTAAAGGGTATGTTCAAATTATGGCACCTGAAAATAAATATTTAGGTAATTCAAAAATAGAACAATTTGAGCCGGGTAATATTAAAGTGTCAGTTTACCAAAGACAATTGGATGAGTTAGGTGTTGATATTAGTTATGGTGACTATATTGGTTACTATGAAACAGAAGATAGAGTTAGATATTATACCGTAAATAATGACGGAAGAGTCATCTCAGATAATAAACACACGTATGCAGGGTTTAAACCGTTTTATAGAACTATTATGGCGTCAGCGGTTACTAATAACGAATTTAGAGGTTTATAATGAAAATAATAATAACAGAATCTCAAGTGGAGGTATTAAGAAGAGTATACGAAATAAGTGACCTTGTTGATTACGTTATCCATCATTTGAATAATGATATTAGAAGTGGTGGGCCAGGTAATAGACCTGACAATTTTGGGGTATATGAAAATTGGGTAACCCAAAGAGTTAGTGATATGTTTAAACGTAGAAACCCTAATATTGAATATAAAAAACTTGATTTTTTAATGATTATGTCAGAAGTGTATAACGATAAACTAAAAAGAGGATTCAAAGAAGCCCTAAAAAAAAGATGAAAATACTAATTACAGAAACACAGGACCATGATAATTCTGAGGATAAGTTTAAAGGTGAAAGAGTTATGGTTTATTATAATTTACACAAACATACTTTTTCTGTGTCGTATAAATCAAAAGTTATTTTACATGCCGATTACGTTAAATTAAAAGATGTTGAGTTTAGAGTTAGAAAGGTTGGTAAAGAACGAGTTAGACGTGAAATGGTAAAAAATGTTCACGCATTTGTTATTGGTGATTTAGTTGATTATTGTCAGTCGCCATGTAAAAATATTCCTAAAGAACCAACGGATAATGTAATAACGTATAACCCTTACAAGTATGATAGTTTTGTATATAAATCGAATAAAAAACCAATATACAAAACAAAAGAAATTGATATGATTAATTTAAAAAACAAATTATTCGTAATAAAAAAAATAAAAAAACATTAAAATGCCATTACCTAAAATTAAAAAAAACATTCCTTTGACACAGTCAAAAACTCTTTTACCTAGAAGACAGGAATTGGTTGATAAGATTAATAGGGATGGTACCTATCTCCCTAAATCAATATTACATGCCGACTTGGACGGTGGGTTTTTAAATTTTGTTAAAACAGATTTAAAAACTGTTGTTGACGGAAAGGTAATACCTATGGTTGATATTTTAGTTACAACTCAGAATTGGTCTCAATTCACGGAAACTTGGAACATTCAAAATATTGATAAAAATGTCGAGCCCCCATTCATAACAGTTGTTCGTATTCCTGAAGTTAAGTTTGGAACTAATCCCGCAACACTATACAATATTCCTAATAGAAAACAATATTTCTATGCACAAGTACCTACTTGGGACGGACAAAGACACGGAGCGGACATTTATAAAATACCACAACCTGTACCTGTTGATATAACATATAATGTTAAGATAGTATGTAATAGAATGAGAGAACTAAACAGTTTCAATAAAAATGTAATTGAGATGTTTGCGTCAAAACAAGCCTATACTGTGATTAAAGGACATTATATTCCAATAGTAATGGGTAATATTAGTGATGAATCGGTATTTGATTTGGAAAAAAGAAAATATTATGTACAAAGTTATGAATTTATATTACTTGGTTTTTTAATTGATGAAGATGAGTTTGAAGTTTCTCCAGCAATTTCAAGAGTATTACAAGTTGTTGAGTTTGAAACACAGACAACAAGAAAACAACCAAAAAAACTTTCAAACCCCGCAAGTACAACTTTAGATGTTTTATTTATCGTTGGAAATAATATTATTACACAAATTTTTGATTATACTGTTGACCTAAATTTAGGTGAAACCGATAATGTTGAATCGTTTGAGGTGTACATTAATAACGACTATTATGGCTCTGATATTGAACAAATTCAAATAAACACTAACGACACTCTTAAATTAATTATTGTTAAAAATGATGACACAAAAGACAGTATAATTAAGCTCAATAATCTATTGGTTTAATTCTCTCCGTATATATCGGGTTTTCCTTTACATTTCTCAACAATAAGTCTTTCTAAGAAACGATACATCTTTATCCCTCTTTTTTCACAATAGGTCTTTAAGATATCATGAGCCTCAATCGATATTTTTAAATTCTTTATTTTTTTTTCGTTGTTATCCATGGTAGAAAAAAGGCAGAATTTATTCTCCCTAATAATAAATACTTATAGGAAAGTAAAGTGTTTTGGTTTTTTTTATAATATTTATCAATAAAATAAATTAATTAAGAAAACACAAGACTAATGGCAACAAACAGTAAAGTATTTGTATCACCTGGAGTGTATACTTCTGAAGTCGATTTAAGTTTCGTAGCACAGAGTGTAGGGGTTACTACACTAGGTATTGTAGGGGAGACATTAAAAGGTCCAGCCTTCGAACCTATTTTTATTACAAACTTCGACGAATTCTCAACTTACTTTGGGGGAAGTTCTCCCGAAAAATTCATAAATACTCAAATACCAAAATATGAAGCGGCTTATATCGCTAAATCTTATTTACAACAATCTAACCAATTGTTTGTTACAAGAATATTAGGTTTATCAGGGTATGATGCGGGTCCATCATGGACAATAACAACTAAAGCAAACGTAGACCCAGCAACAGTAGATTTCTATTGTGAAAGCGCTACTACGGTTAACTGTATTGACACATGTGTTGATTATAAAGTAGTTGACTTTGCAATTGATTTCTCAGGTTGTAATAACAGTTTTGGTTCAATATCATTTATTAACCCAACACAAATTCCAGCAGAAATTGCTGAAAAATTAGACATTCCTTACGAATTGTTTGACGGAAGTTTATCAACTGTTCGTACAAACATGACTAACCAAATTTTTGATATTCTAAACGTACCGTCCGGAGAAACCACATCTATTTATTATTACGGACCAATTTCAGGAGAAACTTACGAAGCGTTTAGTCCTATCTTTACTGCAGAAACAAATGTATATGGTGTTAATAATGTTGACGCTAACCTTATTGATTACGCGGCACCACAAAATGACCCTTGGTATTATAGTTTATTTGATAATCTTGGTAGTGCGGCATATAGTGGATATTCATTTTGGTCTATTGTCACAGGTTTGACTTTAACACCACCTGTTATAACAACGACAACAACATTACCAGGAACTACAACAACAACAACAACAAATCCTTGTATTACACCAACCCCAATATCAACAACAACTACAACAACTGCAGCACCTGTTAATTGTTATACAGGAACTTTAATTGGTAGAATTTATGTGTTTTCAGGAACTGCGTTTACTGACTATGATGATTTAGTAATAGCAACACTTCGTTCAAGAGGTTTGGCAACATACTCAACAGATGATGGACCTGTTTATGAGGTTAGCGGATTAACAGATGTAACTATGGATTGTTTGGGTGCATATTCAGGTGTAACTAAAAACCCATATGCGACATTTGGTATTAATATTACAAATAAAGATGGTAACACGTATTTCTTTGAAACATCATTCCAAAATTCTGACCCTAAGTATTTACCAAAAGTATTTGGTTCATCTAACTTTGCAAAACCAAGAACAGTAGTTCCTTTATTTGTTGAAGAAAGATTTCAAGCTTTATTAAACTACGGATGGAGAAAAGGGTTTATTAGAGGTTTAAGTTGTAACTTAACAGCTTTACCTAACGCAAGACAAGGTTCTGACCCTACATCAATCGCTTGGTATTTAGAACAATATCAATCACCAACATCACCGTGGGTAGTATCGGAATTAAGAGGTAACAAAGTTTACAACTTATTTAAATTTACAACAATTGCTGATGGTGAGGCGGCTAATACGGAGGTTAAAATTTCAATAGCAAACATTTCATTTAACAATGGAACATTTGACGTATTAGTTAGAGATTTCTTTGATTCGGACTCAAGTCCAGTTGTTATTGAAAAATTCACTAACTGTAATATGGACCCTAATGATAATGCGTTCATTGCGAAGAAAATTGGTACTATTGACGGTGAGTATGAATTGAATTCTAAATACGTTATGATTGAACTTAATGAAGACGCACCAATTGACGCATTACCTTGTGGATTCTTAGGATTTAATTTTAGAGAATATGCGGGTGTTAGACCTCCATTCCCAATTATTAAACAAAAATATGATTTTCCAGGTGAGGTAATATATAATCCACCATTTGGTTTATCTTCAGGAGCTGACGATATTACAAGAAGTAATGGAGATAATGTACGTAGAACTTATTTAGGTATTTCTGATACTATAGGTATTGACGTTGATTACTACTATTACAAAGGTAAACAACTTCCTTTAGATATTTGTGGTGATTCTACGGGTGAAGATTGGAACTTTAGAAGTAGAGGATTCCATATGGATATTGATGCAAGTGGTATTACTATACCTAATGCATTTGTAACAAGTGGAACCCCAGCATTCTATTGTGGTAGTGCACCGTTTACTAAAGACCCTGATACAGAAGCTAACCCTTACTACAGAATTTTTGCTCGTAAGTTCTCATTCTTAGTACAAGGAGGATTTGACGGATGGGATATCTATAGAGAACATAGAACAAACAGTGATAGATTCGTATTAGGTAGAAATGGTTATTTAAAAGGTTCATGTCCATCAATCAAATATCCTACGGCGACAGGTTGGGGAGCATTTAAACAAATTACGGTTGGAGATAATACACAAGGTTACGCTAACACCGATTACTACGCTTACTTATTAGGACAAAAAACTTTTATTAATCCTGAAGCGGTTAATATTAATTTATTTGTTACACCTGGTGTCGATTATGTAAATCATTCTGACTTAGTTGGAAGTGCGGTTGATATGATTGAAAATGATAGAGCTGACTCACTTTATGTTTGTACAACTCCTGACTTCAACATGTTTGTTCCAACAACAACTAATACGCAGGATTTAATTTATCCACAAGAAGCTGTTGATAATTTAGACACTGCAGGAATAGACTCTAACTATACCGCAACTTACTACCCATGGGTATTAACAAGAGATACTGTAAACAACACACAAATCTATCTACCTGCAACTGCTGAGGTTACAAGAAACTTAGCTTTAACAGATAACATAGCATTCCCTTGGTTTGCTGCGGCGGGTTACACAAGAGGTATTGTAAATGCTATTAAAGCACGTAAGAAGTTAACACAAGAGGATAGAGATACTTTATATCAAGGTCGTCTTAACCCAATTGCAACCTTCTCTGATGTTGGAACTGTAATTTGGGGTAATAAAACACTACAAGTTAGACAATCAGCTCTTGATAGAATTAACGTAAGAAGATTATTACTTCAAGCTCGTAAATTAATTTCTGCGGTATCTGTAAGATTACTGTTTGAACAAAACGACCAAAAAGTAAGACAAGATTTCTTAGATGCGGTTAACCCTATATTAGACGCAATCAGAAGAGACAGAGGTTTATACGATTTCCGTGTAACAGTTTCTTCAGATGCTGCTGACTTAGATAGAAATCAAATGACGGGTAAAATCTACGTTAAACCTACAAAGTCGTTAGAATTTATAGACATTACGTTCTATATTACTCCAACAGGTGCATCTTTTGAGAACATCTAAAATAAAATAACAAACAAGTCGACATAAAACCTCGGCTTGTTTAGCCAAATAGTGAAAATGATAAATAGAAAAAGAATAGTAGAAGGTATTGATGAAGAGGGAACACCTGACATGAAATACTATTCATTTGATTGGGATGACAACATACTGATAATGCCAACTAAGATTATCTTAAAAGATGAGGACGGTAATAATTTTGGTATGTCAACTGAGGATTTTGCGGAATATAGAACAGACATAGGTGAGGAACCGTTTGAATATGAAGGACATACTATTGTAGGGTTTAGTGATGAACCATTTAAATATTTTGGGGTTGATGGAGATAAACAATTTATTGTTGACTCAATGTTAGCTAAACAAGGTCCTGCTTGGCCTGATTTTGTGGAGGCGTTAAATAACGGGTCTATTTTTTCTATCGTTACCGCTAGAGGTCACACCCCTTCGGTAATTAAAGAGGCGGTTTACAACCTAATTGTTTCAAATAAAAACGGGATTAATTCAGATGAGTTAGTTAAGAACTTAGAAAAATTTCGACACATTGCCGATGAGGGTGATTTAAATAAACGTGAAATAATTCGTGAATATTTAGACCTTTGTAGATTTTATCCTGTGAGTTATGGGGAAGGCTCGGCAACAAATCCCGAAGAAGGAAAAATTAAAGCTTTAAAAGAATTTGTTCAGTATATTAAAGAAGTTTCTGAACAAATTAAGAAGAAAGCGTATTTAAAGAATAAAATAACTAATAACTTTTTACCTATAATTGGTTTTTCAGATGATGATTTAAGAAATGTGGAAAAAGTTAAAAGTCATTTTGAAAATGAGCCAGATAATATAATTAAGACTTATTCTACTGCAGGAGGAATTAAAAAAGAATATTAATAAATAAAACTAGATACTTATATGCTAAGAATAATTTTTTAAATCTTGAAAGTAAAGATAAAAAATTTATTTGGGGATATTTATAGAAAACAAAATAAACACAAAATAACAAAAAAAGAAAGAAAATGGCTGATTTATTGATGAAAATGCCGATACCGTATGAACCAAAAAGACAAAACAGGTTCATTCTTCGGTTCCCAACAACATTGGGTATTAACGAATGGTTCGTTGAATCTACGTCAAGACCACATATAACTATAAACCCTGTTGAGATTCCCTTCTTAAACACTTCAACCTATGTTGCAGGTCGTTTTACTTGGGGAACTCTTAACGTTAAATTCCGTGACCCTATTGGTCCGTCTGCGTCTCAAGCTCTTATGGAGTGGGTACGTCTATGTGCTGAATCAGTAACAGGTCGTATGGGTTATGCTGCGGGATATAAAAAGAACGTCGATTTAGAAATGTTAGACCCAACTGGTGTTGTTGTTGAGAAATGGATTTTAGAGGGAACATTCTTATCGGATGTTAACTTTGACTCATTGGCTTATAATACAGACGCTTTAGCAAGTATTACAGCTACAATGCGAATGGACCGTTGTATATTAGTTTACTAGTTTGTAATAAAATACATCGATTCATTGATACTATTGTGAAATTCCTATATATTTATTTATATGGGAATTTTTTTTTGTAAAATATGTCAAAAAGAATGTGAAAGTTTAAACTCTTTAAGGTCACATTCTATTCAGAAACATAATATTTCTTCAGAACAAATTTATATTGATTATGTTTTAAATGGTGTTAAACCTACTTGTGAATGTGGGTGTGGAAAAACAACAAAATTTTTGTCGGTAGGAAGAGGATATTCTAAATTTATACAATCTCACCACAATAGAGTTCCTGGTAAAAATAATTTTCATAAAAATCCTAACACACATCAAAAGGCAATTGAAACTCAAAAGAAAAATTGGAAAGAAGGTAAGTATGTTGGTTGGTGGGAAAATAAAACACCTGAAACATTAGAAAAAATTGAGGGAATTAAAGAAAAATTACGTAATGATAAAGAAAGGGGTAAAAAAATTTCTAAAAAATTAAAAGGAGTTCCTAAAACTGAGATATCTAAAATAAAAAATTCGGAATCTCAAAAAGTAAGATATAAGAATAACCCAAAACTTAGAGAACAACAATCAAAAACAAGACTAAAATGGATGAGAGACAACTCTAAAGTTAAAACATCTAAACTTGAGACAACGTTTATAAACATTTTAACCTCATTTGGTTTAATTGAAGATGTCGATTTTATACACAATCATTTAATTTCAAACATAAAAACTTTTTTTGATTTTTATATCCCCTCAAAAAAAATAATAATAGAAGTTGATGGGGATTTTTATCACTGTAATCCTAATACCAAATATTCAACTCCAATATATGAAATACAGAAAAAAAATAAAACAAACGATAAACGAAAAAATACTTGGTGTCAAAACCACGGAATGATATTACTTCGTTATTGGGAAAAAGATATTAATGAAAGACCTGAGTGGATAATATCTGAACTAAAAAAAGAATTATCTTTATAAAAAACCGAATTGTCCTATATTTTATTATAAAAGACAAACAATATGGACCAAAGTATCATTGACGCAGGAACGGAGAGTTTTAACTTACCTCACGATATAGTACAACTACCTTCAGGTGGTGTATTTTATAAATCAAAAAAGAAATCAATTAAAGTCGGTTACTTGACCGCAAATGACGAAAACGCATTGATGGGGGCAACACAAATGAGTAATGATAATATCATTATGACTTTATTACGTAGTAAAATTTATGAACACGATTTAAGACCTGAAGAATTATTGGACGGTGATATTGAGGCTATTCTTATTTTCTTACGTAACACTTCATTTGGACCTGAATATAAAATATCAGTAACTGACCCCAAAACAAGTAAACCTTTTTCACATACAGTAGTATTGGATGAGTTAAACATTAAAAAAACACAACACCAACCTGACGAAAATGGTGTTTTTACAACAACATTACCGAAATCAGGAGTTTCGGTTAAATTAAAACCATTAAGTTTTGCTGAAACAACTGAAATCAGTAAAATGGCTGACCAATATCCTGTAGGACGAACGGCGCCAGTCATTACTTGGAGACTAGCAAAACAAATTATTGAAATTAACGGGAATGATTCCAAGGAACAAATTTCAAATTTCGTTAACTCAATGCCAATTATGGATTCTAAGTATATCCGTAATTTTATTAGAGAAAATCAACCTTCATTAGATTTAGTAAAATCAGTAAAAGCCCCTTCAGGAGACTTGGTATCTTTCGAGATTACCTTTGGGGTGGAGTTTTTTCGGCCTTTCTTCTAATCACAAACAATTTTTAATTGAGGAGTATTATTTTTTGGCGAGATTTATAAGATTATCTTATACTGAATTTCACATTATGCCAACTTATATGCGAAAGTACCTAATCGATAGAATTATTGAGGACAATACACCTAAAAACGGTTAGTAAAATTGTTTTTGGTGTATTTATACATATATAATATTTAAACTATGGCAGGACCTGAAGATAACGAACTTGGCGGTGACTTTTTAAGTAAAGTCCAAGGAGCCCTCGAACAGAGTGTTGGTAGAATTACCGACGCTTTGGCGACTAATTTACGTGCTGGTGATATTGCGACACAAATTCAAGAAATTGATGATAAAGCGACAACCATTGTTAAATCTTTTGGTCAAGGTCGTGAAAACATTGTTAATTTAAAGGCCGCTATGGCCGATGCCGCCTCTGAAGTTGAACGAATGGGGGGTAGTTTTGATAATATTGTCAGTATCCAAAAAGACGTTGCCGAAGCATTAGGCAGAAATTTAATACTAACATCAAGTTCTTATAAAGATTTATATGCGACTGCCGAAGTTACAGGTGAATCCGCAAAAACTCTTGTCACTAATTTTAAAGATGCGGGTATGTCGGTATACCAAGTGGCGGGTGAAATGAATAAAGTTGTTAATGTTGCTAGAGAGTCAGGTGTTAACGCTCAGGCGGTTAGTAAAGAGGTTCTTTCAAACATGACCGCATTAAATCAATATAATTTTGCGGGTGGTGTTACAGGTTTGGCTAAGATGGCGGCCCAAGCTTCGTTATTAAGAGTTGATATGAATAAGACTCTTTCATTGGCGGATGAATTATTTAGTCCTGATAAGGCAATTGAATTAGCGGCATCTATGCAAAGATTAGGTGTTGCAAATTCTGAATTATTAGACCCTTTACGTTTAATGGATATGGCTCAGAATGACCCCGCTGAACTTCAAAACCAAATCTCTAAAATGAGTGAACAGTTTGTTCAATTGGGTGAGGACGGTAAGTTTGAAATTATGCCAGGAGCTAAAAGACAATTAATGGAGGTTGAAACGTCTTTGGGTATGGGTAAAGGTGAATTAGCTAAAATGGCGTTAGCAAGTGCTGAGGTTGCGGATAAAATGCAAAAAATTAAATTCCCGTCAAGTTTTACTGAAGAAGAAAAAGGTTTAATTGCGGGTATGGCCGAAATGGGTGCGGGAGGAGAGTATAAAATCCAATTAGGTGGTGAAGAATTAGGTATTAATGAAGCAATTGAAAAACTACAAAAAGACCCTGACCAAATGAAGGCTCTTAAAGAAATGGCTCAACCAAAAACTATGGAGGATTTAGCCAAAGACCAACTAACAATTTCAGAATCTATGGATGCGTCTTTAAAATCCATATCAAATAGAACAGGACGAGCATTAGCTGGTAGTAAAATTGCTAATCAAGCCTTAGAAGCTCCAAAACTATTATACGATGCGGGTGCTGAAGCCTTATCTGGAGATAAATTAAGTAGTAGAAATATTAGAAGTGGTTTAGGTTCAGGAGCAGAAGAAGTTTTAGGTTCAATTAACAAGATATTTAAAGGTGAAGGTTCTTTAAGTGATACTTTTAATGTGGTTAAAGATAGTATGTCAACTAGTGCCAAATTTGTAGACGGAGCTTGGTCTCAGGCATTAGATAAGGGGGCCGCAGCGGCATCAAATTTGGCAAAAGAACAAAACATTTTTCTTGAAATGTTACAAAATGGTAGTAAAAAATTAGGTAATGCTTTTATGACTTCCGAAAAAATACCCACAACAACTGCGAAAGATATGTTAAAGTTACCTGGTCAAAATGTTGAATTTTTACCTGAAGATACCTTAGCGTCGTTCACTAAAGGTAAGGATGTTTTATCTGCGTTAATGGGTTCTAATAATAGAAACGAACCCCCAACACAAAGAATGACCGATTCAGGGCCTGTTAATATTAATTTAAACATAACCGCGCCTTCAAATATTGATACTTCTCAACTTATGTTAGCCTTTGAAAATTCAGGAGTTAAAGAAGCCATGGTTACTGCGGTTACTAAAGGTCGATATAATAATGGATTAACCGCCCCAACATCTAATCAAACACAATTGATGGAAATGGCAAGTATGAGAGTTTAAAAATAAACATAATGTCTATTTATAATAAAATTATAGAAAATGCCTGATAGTACATTATCGTTTGTTAACAGTTCTTCATTTAGAAATGCGTTATTAGCCACAAATTTGGACCCATATGATGTACCTGGTGTTTACACACCGCCCTCAGGACCTATTGCCTATGAAATACAACAAACAGTAAGTAATGTTATTGATTCACCCGATGGTTTAATTGCTAATGACCCATTTGCTGCGATATTATATCCATTAAATGAATACGGACCTAATGGTGGTTTTAATACAACTATCACATACAATGGACCTCCATTACCCGTTAACTCTAATCAAGGGGAGTACAGCCCAACAGATACAGTATTAGACTTAGTTAATGAGTTTTATATCGACGCGGCATATATTGAAAACATATATGGACCTTCTGGTGGGTTTAATGATATGGTAGTTATTACGGATATCCAAAACAATAATAAAATTTATCAACCTTATTGGAATCCACCAACATTTGTACCGTCTTCTTATACACCATATAGTATATTATTTTCAGATAACCCAAATGGAACTGACGGTTCATTATCTCAGGATTCTTATATTGCTAAAATTGGGGCGGAACAACTTAATTACTTATTCCAACAAAGAATTGCTGCTGAGATATTTCAAAATACTGTTGGTCAAGTTAACTTAGATTCTTTAAGTGACCCTTTTGAGGCTGCCTTAATTGCCACAGGACAAGAACCATTAATTTATAAAAACTATAGAATTACTGTTCCTGAAAATCCTATTGTTGCGGCTTTTGATTTGGCAACTAGACTAGCAAGTGCTTATTGGCCTGTTTCTATGATTCCTGGTGATTACTTCACACAACAACAAAAGCCAGGATTTTTATCACAACAAACATCAAACGCTTTAAATGTTATCAATCAACTAACGGGAGGGTTTTTAGGTCCAATTCTAAACACATCTAGAAGTGCATCTGAATTATTTTTAGCCAATACGGGTAACGGTCAAAGGTCAGTTTTATTTCGTAATATTGATTATAACAGATATCAACCTGATTATAAAAACCAATATGGTGGATTATTAGGCGTTGCTCAAGGTTTGGTTAATTTAGTGGTTAATTTAATTAATCCTAATAATGGAACTTTAGTTGGTGGTTATTATGTTGGTAGTAGAAATGCAGAACCATCAACAATAACATCACCAGCAAATCAAATACCTGTTAATGTCTTTGGACAACAGGACCCTGTGCCTGTTTATGGACCTTCAGAACTTGCAATATTATATGAAGGTAATAATGAAGTGTTAAAATTTGGTCTTGCGGCAAAACCATTAAGTGATGGTGGTGGTATTGACGGACAATTTGTTTGGACTTCACCTAAATATAAAGGTAATGCTGGTTTTAATGCAACACCTGGTGGAGGTACAGGTAGTTTAGACCCTGAGTTTAACCAAGTTAGTAGTTACTATACAAGAGATGAGTCAACTAATATAACATTCAAAGAGACTTCAATTTTAGACCAAACTCAAAGATTAATTGAGTCTGCGGATAATGTTACGGGTATTTCTCGTTTAAAACATGTTGGTAATGCAATTAATCAAGTTAGTAAGGTATTCCATGATGGATATAAAGAAATAACTAAAGGTTCTCAAGTATTATCTTACACTGATTTTACTACGGGGGCAGAAAAAGGAATTGAATATTGTCGTGTATTCACTAAGGATACTCCTTATTACACTTACGCCGATTTACAAAAAACTGATGGTATTACTACTTCGGGTAGACGTTTTAGTAATTCTGTATTTGATAACACATATAACTTAAACATAGCCCCACTTAAAAACCCTGGGTCAACAAATATTCAAATGAATAACCAAGGGAAATTAGTCGCTAAAAAATATATGTTTTCCATTGAGAATTTAGCTTGGAGAACTTCAAGTAGACCAGGATATACATATGATGAATTACCTACATGTGAGAAAGGACCTAATGGGGGTAGAGTTATGTGGTTCCCACCTTATGATTTAAAATTCACAGACCAAAGTTCTGCAAATTGGAATTCACAATCATTCTTAGGTAGACCTGAGCCAATTTATACATATAAAGATACAAGTAGAACAGGAACACTTTCTTGGAAAATTATTGTTGACCACCCTTCTGTTATGAATGTTATTGTTGAAAAACAATTAAAGGGTCAAAGTAAAGAAAAGTTAAATTCAATCATTGATTCGTTCTTTGCGGGTTGTGTGAAGTATGATATCTATCAATTAGGTCTTAAATTTAATACGATACCGACTAAGGATTTGTATACCTACCAAGAGATATTAAATAACCCTAGAATAACTAAAGAAGAGTTACAAGGTATTAATCAATCTATTCCTAAAGATAATTCGGGTGGGTTGGTAACTAACACTGTTGCAACTCCCGCAAATAATACTAATAAGGCGGACACACCTGACAATTCAGGTGATGAGTTTATGACTACCTTCAATGAGTTAGCTTTTTATTTTTATAATGATATTCCTGACCCAAACACAAATAAAACAGTTTCGTCAGTACCTTATCAAGTAACCTATGGAAGTTATACGGCACCATCGTTCATTAGTAATTATGTAGATAAAGCCAATGCAGTGTTTGCACCGAATTTAAGTTATTGTATAACAAACCCAACATATTGTGACAATAACAAAAAAGTTAAGGAGTTTTATGATACGGTAATCATTGATAACTTCAATACGATTGATGATGCTAACACAGGTTTTGTTAGAAAGGCGTTTAATCTATTAAAAGAAAAAAATGCAACAATTAACTTAACTCTTGTCGGTTCTGCATCAGCGCCAGCCTCAGTACCATACAATAAAAATCTTTCTAAAAGAAGAAATAATTCTGTTCTACAATATCTTAAAATCAGAGGTAAAGAAATTGGATGTGATATTACACCGTTTATTGACAGTAAAAAATTTATTTTAAATGAAGACCCTAAAGGCGAACTTGAGAACGTAGTAATACCAAAGTCTAACTTAGGTTCTGGAGTATCGGTTAATTGTAACACCGATATTAAAAATGGTTCAAATGTTGTTACATCAAATTCTCAAATTTATTCGGTTGATGCCATGGCTTGTAGAAGAGTTAAGATAGTTTCTAACGTTGTTATTCCACCAGGAGAAAGTAAAAAAGATACACCGGCCAGCACTACAGAAACCTCAACACAACCTAAAACTATTGACATAACAGTTAAGCCTATTACCCCAAAACCAACGGTTAGCATTGAGACAAAACTTAAAGAAGGTATTGGTAAACGAATATTAAGACAGTTACTTTCTGAATGCGATTATTTCCAAGTAATTGAGGAAAATGTTCCGATGTTATATGACTCAATAAAAGAAAAAATTAAGTACTTTAATCCTGCGTTTCACTCTATGACACCTGAAGGATTGAATGCTCGTTTAACCTTCTTAAATCAATGTGTTAGACCTGGTGAAACAATCCCAACAATTGGTCCTGATGGTAAACCAAAATATAATGACGCTGTTAATACGTCATTTGGAGCGCCACCAGTATTAATATTACGTATTGGTGACTTTTATAATACAAAAATTATTCCTAAGAGTGTTTCATTCACATATGAACCATTGTTATTTGATATGAACCCTGAGGGTATTGGTATCCAACCAATGATTGCCAATGTTACGATGAATTTTGATTTTATTGGGGGTATGGGTCTTGCTAAACCTGTAGAACAATTACAAAACGCATTATCGTTTAACTATTATGCAAATACTGAGATTTATGATGAGAGGTCGGTATGGACTGAAGATACCTCAGCATTAGATAAAACTTTAATGGAATCCATATTACAAAGTCAACCTGTTGAAACTGTTGACAATGTTGATAACCAAATTCAAAATGATTTCGGTAATACAATAGGTGATATTGTTAATTTCAACAGAGTTGTTGGAGGTGAAACAGGTGAAATTAGTTATGGAGTTATTATGGATAAGATGTTGTCTGAGACAACTTCATATTTTAATTCTTTATATAATCAATTGGAAAGTATTGTGTTACAAACTAATTATGGTGTGTTACAATTAGTTAATCAATACAGAGATTATCAAGATGGTCCTTTAAACTTAGGAACCGTTAGTTACCCAACTAAGATTTATGGTAAACCGTTAATTTCAAAAACATCGGGTAATGACAAAGTTAATTTATTCCAAGAATTGTTGGATAAATGTGTTCTTGACATTGATAATGGATTTAATCCAATAATTACTGAATTAACTAACAACTATCCTGATTTAACCCCTAATGAAACTAGTGTCATAAAAACTAATATGACATCTTATTTAAAACAGGTTTATTTAACTTTACCTAATAGTACACAAAAAATTGTTACTGATTTAACAGTTAAAGAACAAAACTATGTACAAGTAATTAGAAAATTAATTGTCGTTAATGATAAGACTGATGGTAAAAAATTAGAAAACGGAACACCATTAGTATATAGTATTAGTGGTACTTCAAAAGTTAGTGAAAGTACTAAACAATCGGACCCTTTAATTGGGGATACCTATGATGAGTTTACAACTGACTGTGGTAAAATATACAAAGTACTTAATGATTTTTTAGATGTGTTAAATGCTAAAGAAATTATCACAAACTCATATGAAAATACGGGGGATTTTAAAACTGCGGATAATTCTTTCTTTACCGATGTTTATAAGAAAGAGTTCTTCATGATGGTTGGTAGAAACTTTAATGATAAAAATAAATTACAGGAGTTTAAAACATTTATATTGACCGCAAATATTTCATCAAATAAAAAGTTAACGAAGAAGTTTGATGATATTACTGATGATTTAGCTAAAGAATATAATAAAGAAATTAAAAAAGAAGAAAAAATATTTTCAGATTTTAGAAAAAGTTCTGAATATAAAACATATATTGAAAGTCCTGATGATATTTTATATCCCGCAGGAAAAACAAGGGTTTTTGATTATACAACAGTGCCTGACCCAGCAACGGAGGTGGTACAAAAGAAATTATTAAGTGATTTATTTACGACAGTAAACTTAGAACCTGCTAATACTAAAATCTTTACTGGTAAAATTAAATTTGATTAATTATGGCGTCAAAACAATATTATAATAGATATAATGATTTTATTTTAAATGGACAACAGACCGTTGTTCCTTATATTACGTTGCCAAGTAAAAGTACTGATAAACGATACATTTATAAGGCAGGACAGTCTAGATTAGATAAAATGTCGCAACAGTATTATGGTTCACCATTCTTTGGTTGGGTAATAATGCAGGCAAATCCAATTTATGGAGGACAAGAGTGGAACATTAGTGACGGTTCTATCTTGACAATTCCATTTCCTTTAGTAGCTTCTTTACAGGATTATAAAAATCAATTGGATAATCATTTCTTTTATTATGGTAGGTGACACAGAAAATATTTTAGTCGAATTTGACTATAACAACATAACAATCGTAGACCCAAACAAAGTTATCGATATAAATGGTAACGCGAAAGAACGATTTATTAAACAAGAAGATTTAGTTTTTTATGCTAACTTGGAGTGTAAAGTTTTACCAAGAACTAAACTAGCCGTTGGTGTTGCAAATAACGACCAAATTCAAACAGTTTCTATTGCAACAATCAATTTCTTAAAACCTGGTGATAAGACATTTTTAGATAATAGTTATACTGACGAAATTACAGGTAAAAATAGTGTTACGGGTGAAGGGGTTAATCAACCTAAAAAAAATTCAATTAGTAATCCTAACAAACCTGCGGATTTTTTCTTAAGACAAAGTATTAATTCTGGTGGAAAACCAGGGGCGACCGATAACGGACTACTTGGCATAACATCAATTAATATTAGACAAGGATTGGATTTTTTACCAACAATCAATGTGCAACTTGAAGACGTAAAAGGTAAAGCATTATTTGAATCAGGAGATAATTCACCTTATGCTGCGTTCTTTAATTTACCTTACCCACTTTTTCATTTAACGATTAAAGGTTATTATGGTAAGGCAATTAAATTAGGACTTATGTTACAATCTTTTAGTTCAAGATATGACACATATAGTGGAAATTTTAAAATTGATTTAAAGTTTTATACTTACAAATATACAATCTTAAGTGAGATTACTATGGCCGCATTGACTGCGACCCCTCACATGTATAAATCAAGAATTAAGGTTCAAACAACACAAGGAAGTACTGATAGTAAATTTGTTAAAGTTGAGGATGGTGTTGTTGAAGGTGGGTATCAAAAAGTTAAAGAAATGTATAGTGAATATAAATCAAAAGGTATGATACCTGATGATTTTCCCGAAATCACTTTGGTTCAAATGCAAGAAAGAATTGAGAATTTTATTAAAAATGTGTTGGATAGTTTTACTAAACAAAATTTGGACCCATTAACTAATTTAGATGTTTATCAAAAAACTCTTAATGATTATTCTGGTAATGTTTATTATTTTAATGGTACATCATGGTTTGAAAAGTATATGGATAAGAACACTGCTTTTGTATTAACCAATGGTAATAAAGTTTACACTTTTAAACCTGAAGTTAGTTTACAAAATAGAGTTACCGCAAAGGCAGAATTAGATGGCCATGTAAAAAAATATAATGAGTTATTAGATGGTAATGAAACTGTAGGAGCAAATGGTTCATATAAGATTAATAATAAAACAACTAAAATAACAATACCTAATGGTATTAAATCACCAGACACTTTTATCCCAAAACCTGAGATTACAGAAAAAGATATTGATTTAGTTCAAAGTTATCGATTAGTTAAAGGCGTAAAAACCACACCAACCGACACACAACTTGCGGCATACCAAGCCGAATTGATTAAAAATAAAGCGTTCAATTCACCTATTATTCAAAACGAGGAAGGTGATATTGAACTAATAAAAGATTATTACATTTTTGAAGGTACAAACACATTTATTGATAATATTGATAAAATGGGTAAAAAATTAAAAGTTTTTAGAGAACAAATACAAGAAGAACTTACAAAGGCTCTTTCAGAATTGTTACAAAGTAAGGATAATGGTATTGGGTTTGTACCTAACATTAGAAATGTTCTTGCCGTTGTTTTTGCCAATGGAGAGGCGTTCTTAAGATTAATGGACGATGTTCACACGAAAGCTTGGGATAAGAGAGATTCTACAATTAGAAAAAACTCTATCTTTAATAGTCAAACCGCTGGTGCGTCACAAGACAATTTAAGTAGTGGTAATAACAAGGAACAACCTATATATCCTTGGCCACAAATGATTAAAGAAACCTCAGGGACAGACGGGCACGAAAAGTTTGAGATTGTTTATCCTGGTGATTCTTCAGTGATTACTCAGACAAAAGGATTTTTAGCGGATGAATGGCCTGAAGTTGAATTTGTTGAAGAATTTATACGAGGTTATGTGGAAAGAACTTCACCTCCGTCAGATAGTACCGCATCTCCAAATGAGTTAACGGAACCTCAAAGAATTTCGGTGGACGCTATTGAATTTCCAATTAAAAATGACGTTTATGGTAATAAAGAAGAAGTTAAGTTTTTTTATGAAATATATGAGAGAGTTTTATTAACAACCTTTTATTCAAGACTTGGTAGATGTAACGACTTTATATCTGATTCGGATAAAGTTACAACTATTATTGCTGATGCTGAGAATATTAACATACTTAAAAGTTTATCAAATGATAATCCATTTATAATTCAAAAACTTAAAGAATATGCCTATACTGGTGAAAATTTTGAGACTGTCCTTAGACATATTTCAAATGAAGGTTTGGGGGAAAGTTGGCAAAATTTTATTAGAGGTATTTTTAATACAAAATATATTAAAAACTTAGTTAATAATTCTAGTTTTGAATTTATTAATGAACAAATCCTTAAGAATAGTTTATCACAACCAATGGTTTCATTACCAAGTGAAACTCAATTTGCAGAATATATTAATGACTCAACAACATCCAACGAATATGATTTTGCCGATACATACCCTTTTACAAATAAAAATTGGGTTAAAAAATATTTGGCAAATAGTAACACAGTGTTAGATGAAAAATCGGCTTTTGATACAACACAAATATTAACGTACACTTCGGATAATAAAATTATTACGAATATTGCGTCTTATGATTCAGGTAAAAAACCATTTACTAACTTTATTTCAGAAATAACAGTGACTCCCACAGAGTATAGTACAACTGTTGGTATGAAAGCGTTTTATGAGACAAGAAAAAACGATTATAAAAATCAATTATTTACTGAGGGTAATTTAAAGTACAATAATTATAATGGTCTTGTAACTAGTGAACAAACAGTGTCTATGTTTAATACACCGTATTTTATTAATGCGATTCAACAAGGTGTAAGTAATTTTAGAAATTTTAGTGAGACACCATATACTGAAGCCGCGTACCTTTTCTTAAATAGTTTACCATTGTCTACTCTACGAGAAAAGTATAAAACAAAAAATGAGTCTGATGATTTAAATTATATTTTTGCAACACTGAATAAATTTGGTGGCGTACATAAAATACCATATTCTTGGGTTTTAAAATACGGTTCAATATGGCACCGTTATAAAAAGTATGTTGAAACTGGCGTTGATATTATAGGGGTTTCTTGGGCTAATTTTGATTATCTTAATAACTATGACCCTGTTAATAGTTTACCATCAACAATGTATACATTTAGTGCTAGTTCTCAAATTGGTATTGTTGATATTGTTTTAGAGAATAATGTAACAATTGGTGGGGAAGTATCTACAACAATTAACACAGGATTTTATCCTAAATTAATTAATGATTTTAATGTCTTTTACCAAGGATTTGAAATTTTCTCGGCGTACACTAGTACCGCAATTCAAGAAGGGATTAAATCAGGGTTTACGTTAAATTATGTTGATAAGGCCATTATTAGCAAATCAGAAGGTTTTGATACTTCAATACCGAATAGAGATTTAAGAATATTTCCTTGGACAGTATCTGTAAATACTTTAGATAATATATCTTCATTTATATTCCCATCCCAAGGTTCATTAGTTAATCAAACAAACAATGAATGTTTTGATGCAAATACAGGAGAAATAAAATTTGAAGTTATGGGTAATAAGTCAATGTATGATGGTTCAGTTAGAACTTTTTGGACAGCACCCAATTACGGATATTTTGATGATAGTAAAATAGTTAAGGTTAATCCGGACCAATACCTAAAAGAAATTTTTTCAGGGAAAAGTTTTCAAGAAAATTATTCATTAAATGGTGTAATTACTCAATATTCAAATATTAGTGAAATGTTTTCTGTTTTCGAAAAGGATGTTTTAGATTTATTTGAAGTTGAGTTTTTAAATTTTTCAAAATCAAAATATGATTATAGTTCGGAAGGTGTCGGTGCAAATGATTCCAATACCGCTAAATTGTTTAAGAACTTTCAAGTTTTAATGATTGAGTTGATGAAGCAACCTAAAATAACAGGGTCAACAGGTGAAGATTATGTAAGAAATGCTCAATCTGCGCAACTTACAAATATTACTAATCTATTAACTAGATTTATTAATAATGATGTTGTATTTAAAAACGGAAATCCGTCTAACTACGATAAAAAATTATTTTATACGTTCTCAAACTATGATATTACCGACCCATATATTTTGGACAAATACACACTATTAACACCAAATGCAGTTCCTGTAAATGGTGGAACAACTACATTATCTTCATCAAAAAGTTTATACCCTAATGAGTGGACTACATTAGAAACTTATGTTGGTTTTTCAGAAATCCCGCAATTAGTTTATGGAAATAACGGTTCGTACATTACTGACTTTTTTGTTGACTTAAACATTTCTTTTACGGTTAATAATATAGTTAATTTTTCGCCAATAATTAAAATTTATGCGACTCAGAAATTAAAAGAGTCTACAATGAATAAAAAAAAATTCATTGGTTTAATGGATGAGTATTTGAAAAAGTCTTTAGATTTTAAAAATAAAATATTTAATAATTTAATCATTAAACTACAAAAAGCTTTACCCGATGTTAATAACACAGTACAAACGACAATTGATTCTGTTTTAGAGGGACCGCAAACAAAGGTTGAATTATGGGAATCATTTAAGGCGATAAATGATAAATGGATTTCGGGTAATGATTTTAAAACTAAAACATTATTTGAGGATGTTTTATTATTAGACAGAGCGAGTAGAAATATTGGTGATAAGATATTGGTTGATGTTTTTAAATTAAAAAACAGATTAATTAATATAAACCCTAAAGCGACAATGCTTAGTTTTGTACAATCAATATTAGTTGAAAATAATTTTGTTGTAATGAATTTACCGTCATATGTTAATTTCTATAATGTACAAGATGCGGTTAAAAACCCAAAACCAAAGGTTGAAGGAACATTAGAGTTTGCTAATACACTATTTGGAACTTTCATGAACGTTGATTATAGAGAATCAAGTGCTAAAATGGTTTGTTTCTTTGGTGGTAAACCAAGTGAACAATTAGATTTAAAAAACAATGTTGATTTTAGATATAGAAATGACGCGTTTGATTTAAGAAGAGCTAGTGATAATCCGTTAGTTGAAGATTTAACTAATAAGAATGATTGGGATAAATCAAATAAAGTTGTAGGGTTTAATGTTGATATCGGACCTCAAAATCAGTCTATGTTTTATGGGTTTACTGTTTCCCAAGATGCTGGTCAAGCCACTGCAGAATCTCTTGAAGTGTTAAATCAAATGGCCAATCAAGGTGGTAATAGAGGAGGTGCAACACAAAGTAACTCATTATATAACCTATACAAAAATAGAAGTTATTCTTGTAATGTATCCATGATGGGTAATGCTATGATACAACCAACAATGTACTTCAATTTAAGATACGTCCCAATGTTTAGTGGGCCTTATATGATTACAAGTGTTAATCATAGTATATCACCAGGTAGTTTTGAAACAATTATTGAAGGTATTAGACAACCAACCGCATCATTACCTAAAATTGATAATTATTTACAAACATTAAAAACTAATTTATTACAATCTATTATTGAAAAGAATAAACTTGATACTCAGAAAAAAAATGCGGAAACAAAAGTTAATAGTACTAATGTAATTGGTCAGTCAACTGAGGTTAATAACCAAGCAACACAACAAGATAGCACCACAGCAAATGATACTATTCAGGAAACTTGTCAACCAAACTCTAAATATGCTCAATGGACACCATTAACAGGGCCGTCAATAACAACATTAAATTATAAAAGTGTTATTGGTACTATTGTTAGTCTAACGAATGATATTAAATTACAAAAAGTTATTTTTTCCTCAATTTATATATCGTCAAATAATAATAATACCTTAACAACTTATGAGAATAACTTTGCGGGTATAACTATAGACCAAGATTGGGGTCAATCATCTACTTATTTTGTTGATAAATATTTTTATTGTTCAAGCCAAAATGTACCTAACGCCACATTCTCAGACTCAACTCAATCAGTCAAATTTTTAGTTGAAAGATGGTCACAAAGAATGAGTTTATTATCCAATGACAGTGCATCGGAAATTGCTAAATTTTGGATATTAAATGCTAACACATCTGTTACTGATAAAAAATTAAATCCTGTTAATGTTTACGACCAAATGTCGTCAATAGATAAAGGAAATATTGAAACTAAAGTACAATCGGCGATTAATGAGTTTAATACTCAAACGGGACAACTTAATGTGGGGTCAACACCACCAGTAACACCGCCATTAATTGATACATACACTTACGCAGTAACAACACCACCATTATTTGAGAATTTAAAGGTTATTGTGGACCCATCGGTCGATGGACTAAGAAATATATTTCAGATAGAGTATGGTTATAATATTACTGCGGAGTGTCATGAGGGTAGTGGTTCAGGACAACAATTTGGGACTAATTATGTTTCAACAAATAAACAAAAATTTGAAATTGATTTACAAGGGTTATTAACAGAATCTGGTTGTAATAATGTGTCGAAAAGTGAGTATACAGGAACTTATAAATACCAAATAACGGTATTTACTAAACCTGTTAAACCTGATGGGTCACTTGATACGTCAAGAAACGATTTTTACAAAAGTTATCCTGTAACTTTCACTTTGTAATTTTCTAATAATAAACGATATTTATATATAAACACTATTATGGACACAAAATTAATATTAGACAACTATTTAGGTAAAAACACCAGAAGCACTGAGAAAGACTTGGGTAATGGTTCTAAACAAGTTTGCGATTTAGACACAGGAGATTGTTATACTATCAGAATGAAGGATGGTTTAATTGAAAGAGTTGACAATACAATGACAAAAAATAAAAAAATTCAGGTTGAAACTCTAACAGGAGTGAAACAACTTTTAAACGGGTAATCAAATGAAAAGAGTAGACAACAGAATTATTGAGGAAATCTCAAGATATAAATCAATTAACGATTATATTTTTGAACAAGAGGCAACATTACCTCCACCACCTGAAGAAGGTATTTTACCTCCTGCAGACCCAAGTGCGTTACCACCACCTCCTGCTGATGCGGGGGCATTACCACCACCTCCTGGCATTGAACCACCTGCGGCACCTGGTGCAGTACCAACTCCTGTTGATGTTGCAACTGACCCTGATGTTGAAAAAGTTGGTGAAGAAAAAGGTAAGACTGAGGAACTTGATATTAGTGACTTAGTTAATTCCCAAAAACAAGTAGAAAAAAAACAAGAAGAATATTTTGATAATTTATTCAAACATCTTACAGACTTAGAAGGTAAATTAGGTGAAATGGATAATATCATGAATAAGTTGAATGACTTAGAAATGAAAGTTGAGAAATATAGAGAAAAAACACCTCAAGAGAAATTAGAACTTAGAAGTTTAGATTCTGGCCCATTTAATCAAAAATTATCAGATTTCTTTGAAGATAAAGAAGAAGATATGGAAAAGTCGGGGAAAAATGAGTATATCTTAACCCAAGATGAGGTTGAGGATTACTCACCAGTAGATATCAAAAAAACTTTTAGAAATTTTGAAGATTTGGATAATCAAATCGATTCTTTCAAACAAGTCAAGTAAAATATAAAACGGTCTTCGGACCGTTTTTAGTTTAAAATTTATTTGACAAATACTCAGATTGTACTTATACTTATGATAATATAAATCATTAAATACTTTAACAACTATGGCGACAAATTCATTAGACGCAGTTTTAGCTCAATACGAGCAGGCAAAACAAGGTGGTTCTTCTAACACCTCAAAATTCACACAAGAAGAAAGAATGAAAAAATACTTTGCAGCTATCCTTAAAGATACTGAAAAACAAGGGCAACGAAGACTACGTATTTTACCAACACCCGATGGTTCTTCACCATTTAAAGAAGTTTGGTATCACGAAATTCAAGTTGACGGCAAATTTCAAAAATTTTATGACCCGGGTAAGAATGACAACGAGCGTTCACCATTGAATGAAGTTTATGAAGAACTACGCTCAACAGGAAAAGAGTCTGACAAAGAATTAGCAAAACAATATTTATCTCGTAAATTTTACATTGTTAAAGTTATGGACCGTGATAACGAGTCTGATGGGGTTAAGTTTTGGAGATTCAAACACAACTACAAAAATGAGGGGATTTTAGATAAGATTATTCCTATTTGGAGAGCTAAAGGTGATATTACTGACCCTGATAACGGTCGTGACATTATTCTTGAATTAACCAAAGCAAAAACACCTAAAGGTGCCACTTACACAGTTATTCAAACTGTTATGTATGATGACCCAGCTCCTGTACACGAAAATAAACAAACCGCGGATTCTTGGATTAATGATGAGTTAACATGGGAAGATGTTTATTCTAAAAAACCTGAAGAATACCTTGAAGCTATTGCTCGTGGAGAAACACCACGTTGGGATTCTGACAAAGGCGGTTTTGTATACGAAAACAATCTTGAGACAACAACATCTTTTGGTGGTAAAACTGAACCAATCGTTGACCCACAAGCAAATGATGATAGTGACACCGAATTACCTTTCTAATTAAACTTTAACATAGACACTTGGTATTACTGAGTGTCTATTTTTTATAGTTCAAAACAATAAATTAATTTAACCTAACATGTCAATAAGAAAGAAAACATTCTCGTTAGAGGATATAAAGAGTAAATTCTCTACAAAAACAAAATACAAACCTGAAAGTTTCTATAACTGTGGTGAAGCATTTATGGATGCCTGCGGATTACCTGGACCTGTAATGGGGGGTATTAATATGTTCTTGGGACATTCAAATTCTTCAAAAACAACGGCCATGATATTAGCCGCGGTTGATGCTCAAAAAAAAGGACATCTACCGGTGTTTATTATAACAGAAAAAAAATGGAATTGGCTACACGCAGTTGAGTTGGGTTTAGAAGCGGAACAGAATGAAAATGGGGAGTGGGATGGTCAATTTATTTTTAACGATAGTTTTGATTATGTTGAACAAGCTACCGAATTTATTAATGAGATAATTGATGCTCAAGAAAATGGTGATATATCATATAATCTTCTTTTCTTAATGGATAGTATTGGGTCAATTCCCTGTAAAATGACATTTAATGGTGCAGGAGGCAAAATGCACACCGCCGGAGTATTAGCGGATAAAATTGGTATGGGTATTCATTCTAGAATATCTAAATCAAAAAAAGATGATTATCTCTATTATAATACATTAGTGGTAATCAATCAACCATGGGTCCTCCCAGCAGATAATCCTTTTGGTCAACCGGAAATCAAGGCTAAGGGCGGAGAGGCATTATGGTTAGCGTCAAGTATTGTGTTTTTATTTGGAAATCAAAAGAAATCAGGTATTAGTCATATTACCGCTACTAAAAATGGTAGAACAATATCATACGCGGTTAGAACTAAAATATCAGTATTAAAAAATCACGTAAATGGAATATCATTTAAGGACGGTAAAATTATTACAGTCCCTCAAGGATACATTAAAGATGATAAATCAGCAATTGATAAATATAAAAAAGAATATTCTGAATATTGGAATAAAATTCTTGGTGGTGAAGGTAATATAACATTTAAGGACGATATTATTCCTAATGTTATATCGGATGATGAAGATTACTTAAAAATATAAATAATTATACTTTTAAGTATTTGATGATATTTATTAATATGGGAAGAAAAAAAGTTGAAGAAGAAAAAAAGAAAGTAAAATTGGCGGTGTCTCTTGACCCCGAACTACCACAATACTTCAAAGATAAATCTATAAATTTATCTTCCCTAGTTAATAAATTATTAAAAGAATATATTAAAAATGGAAACTAAAATTTGTATTGAATGTGGTTTGGAAAAATCTTTATCTGAATTTTATAAACGAACTGACACCCCAACCGGTTATAGAAATAATTGTAAAGAATGTAAATTAAAAAATAATCATACTTGGTTAAAAAAAAATAGTAAAAAAATTATAACTATTGGAAAAATTTGGAGGGAAAAAAATAAAGAAACTATTCGAGAAAGAATAAAAGAGTGGGAAATAAAAAACTATCAAAAAATTAGAGATAGAAAAAATAAAAGAGCGAAAGAAAGAAGGAAAGAAGACCCTGTTTACCATTTAACAAATAAAGTTAGATGTAGATTAAGAAAATACTTAATTACTCTTAACACAACCAAAAAAAACAAAACTTTCGAAATAATTGGATGTACCCCCCAATTCTTAAAAGAACATTTAGAAACCCAATTTACCGATGGCATGACTTGGGATAATAGGAGTGAGTGGCACATTGACCACATCATTCCGTTATCATCGGCAAAAACAGAAGACGAACTTTATAAGTTATGTCATTATAAAAATCTTCAACCACTATGGGCGGAAGATAATTTGAAAAAGAGTAACAAAATATTATAGTAACAAATACAAAAAAAAACAAATGACTAAAACACTTTTGGTCGATGGTAACAATTTATTAAAAATAGGATTTCACGGAGTTAAAGATTTTTACCACAACGGAAAACACATAGGAGGGTTATGGCATTTTATCAACACAATTAGACGGTTTATTGACGAACAAAATTTTGATAAGGTTGTTGTTATGTGGGATGGGGATGATAACTCTTCTACCCGCAAACTTATTTACCCCCAGTATAAAAAAAAACTACTTATAACCGAAGATTTTAAAGACCAATCTTTTGGAGAACAAAAAGAGAGAGTTAAACAATATTTGGAGGAATGTTATATAAGACAAATTGAAGTAGATAATAACGAAGGTGACGATTTGATTGCGTACTACTGCCAAATATCTGAAGACGAAATTAAAACTATTTTTTCGGGAGATAAAGATTTGACACAACTTATCTCAGATAAGGTTTCGGTCTATTCCCCAAACTCAAAACAAGTGTATAAAAATGGGGATAAAATAAAGATTCAATTCCATGAATTTCCGCATCAGAATATTAAAACATATAAAATATTATCGGGTGATAAGTCAGATAATATAGATGGAATTTATTATTTGGGTGAAAAAACTTTAGTTAAATTATTTCCTGAATTGCTTGACCAAACGGTAACTATTACCGATATTTTAATAAAGGCAGAAACTCTTTTAAAAGAAGATAAAGGTAATAAATCTTTACAAAATTTATTATCAGGTAAAACTAAAACAGGTGTATACGGTGAAGAATTTTTTATTATTAATGAAAAAATAATAGATTTATCAAAACCATTAATCACCGATGAAGCAAAAGAATTAGTTGAATTATATTATCGAGAAAGTTTAGACCCTGATGGGAGAGGGTATAGGAATCTTTTAAAGATGATGATGGAGGACGGGTTCTTTAAATTCTTACCAAAAATAGACAATGCTTGGGTTGACTTTGTTCGTCCATACATGAAATTAACAAGAAAAGAAAAAAAAAATTACAAACAAATAAAATAAATATGAAAGAACAAGAATCAACAAAATTAGAATTTTTAATGATGGTAAATGATAATATCATTGTACAAAGATATTTTAATGTTAGAAACTTTAACCCTGACGGTAAAAACTCATTAGAGTTTTATAACCTGTTGGCTAATTTTAGTTATGATATTAAGTATCAACTAAAAATGAAAACCGCATCATACATGATTGACAATCATTATGAAATTATTAACAATCCTACAATATTAGACACATCGTATATTGATGGTCCTGAATATTTTAATGTGTATATTAAGATGGGTGATGTGACAATTTGTCAGAGACAGTTCGACGCAAAAATATACCCACCTAAGATAAGATACACCGTAGACGTACGCCCACACCTAAAAAATTTACTTATGTCTTTGACTGACATTTTTTCATCTGAAAATTTAACACTCGAGTACCTTGGACTTCCTTTAAAAGGGTAATATTTATCAAATACAACAATGAAAAAACTATGGCGTCAAACAAAAATTTCGAATATCTAGGTAGCAGTTTTCAGCTACAATTATTAAACCAAATTATTATCGATAAAGACTTTGCGAGGTCTATTCTTGATGTGATTGAAACAAATTACTTTGAAAACAAATACTTCAAAATAATTATTCAGATGGTTAAAGAATATTACACAAAGTATGAACATGCACCAGCATTTGACACTTTAGAACAAATCACCAAATCTGAATTACAACAGGAATTAGCGTCAAAAATTGTTATTGATACTATTAATAAAATCAAAGAAGCTCCACTTGAGGGTGGGGAATTTGTTCAGGAAAAGGCTATGAAATTCTGTAAACAACAAGAATTACAGAAAGTAATGAACAAAGCTCAAAAAATCATCGATGGAGGTGAATTTGAAAACTATGATAAAGTAGAACAATTAGTGAGGAACGCTTTACAAGTTGGGGAAAGAGAAGATGGACAATCCGATGTATTTTTCAATTTAAGTGAGGTTTTAAATGAGGATTATCGTCATCCAATACCAATGGGTATCCCAGGTATTGATAGACTCTTAAAAGGAGGTTTGGCTAAAGGAGAAATCGGTGTAGTGTTAGCACCTACTGGGGTTGGTAAATCAACACTACTAACAAAAGTTGCAAATCACGCTTTTAATTTGGGGTATAACGTATTACAAATCTTCTTTGAAGATAACCCAAAGATTATTCAAAGAAAACATATTACTTTATGGACAAAGGTTCATCCTGATGAATTGTCCTTAAAGAAAGAGGAAGTTATGATTAAAGTACAAGAGGTAAAAGATACAATGACCAATAAATTAATCTTAAAAAAACTTCCATCTGATACCGTAACTATGTTACAAATTAAAAATCAAATTAGAAAAATGATTGCCGATGGAGTAAGAGTTGATATGGTATTATTAGATTATATTGACTGTGTTGTTCCTGATAGGAATTTAAGTGATGAATGGAAATCTGAAGGTTCGGTTATGAGAGCATTTGAATCAATGTGTCACGAGTTGGATTTAGTTGGATGGACCGCAACTCAAGGTAACCGAAGTTCAATTTCGTCTGATGTAGTAACTACCGACCAAATGGGTGGTTCTATTAAAAAAGCACAAGTTGGACACGTAATCATTACCGTGGCAAAATCCCTACAACAAAAAGAAATGAAACTAGCAACAATAGCAATTACTAAATCTCGTATTGGTGATGATGGGGTTGTGTTTGAAAATTGTAAATTTGATAATGGAATGTTAGAGATTGATACCGAAAGTTCGGTTACATTCTTAGGACTAGAGGGACAACAAGAAGAGAGAAACCGTCAACGAGTTAAAGACTTGTTAGACAAAAGAAAAGAAAAACAACAAACACAAAACTAAAAAAAACATGGAAAAAATTTTAATAGAGAATCCAAATAGATTCGTTATTTTCCCAATCGAGCACAATGATATTTGGGAATATTACAAACAACATCAAGCGGCGTTCTGGACTGCGGAAGAGGTTGATTTATCAAATGATATTAGAGATTGGGAAAACTTATCAGATAATGAGAGATTTTTCGTAAAAAACGTCTTATCATTCTTTGCGGCATCCGATGGTATTGTTAATGAAAATTTGGCAGAAAACTTCTTAAAAGAAGTCCAATACCCTGAAGCAAAATTCTTTTACGGATTTCAGTTAATGGCAGAAAATATTCACTCTTTAATGTATTCATTACTTATTGATACCTATGTGTCAAACCCACAAGAAAAAGATGAATGCTTTCACGCTATTGATAGATTACCTGCGGTACAAAAAAAGGCAAAATGGGCTTTAAATTGGATAGAGAACTCAACATTTGAAGAAAGATTAATTGCTTTTGCGGCGGTTGAAGGTATCTTTTTTTCAGGTTCGTTCTGTGCTATTTTTTGGTTAAAGTCTCGAGGTATTTTACAAGGACTATGTAATGCAAACACTTTGATTTTCAAAGATGAGAACTTACACTGTGACTTTGCAATTCATTTATTAAATAATCACATTGAAAACAAACCAAGTGAGAAAAGAATTAGAGAAATTTTATTATCTGCATTAGAGATTGAGAAAGAATTCATTATTGAGTCATTACCAATATCTTTAATTGGGATGAATTCAAACCTAATGAAACAATATCTTGAATTTGTTACTGATGGTTTATTACTTAAACTTGGATGTAAAAAAGAATTTAATGTGGACCAACCATTTAAATTTATGGAACAAATTGCGGTAGAAACAAAAGGTAATTTTTTTGAATCAAGGACTATGGAATACCAAAAAGCTAAATTGAACGAAACATTGTCATTTACGGATGATTTTTAAATAAAAATATATGATGTCATTAAAAATTAAAAAAAGAGGGGGCGATGAGGTGTCCTTTAATCCTCAGAAAATTTATCAGAGAGTTAAGAAAGCCGCTAAAGGGTTAAATGTTAATTCTGATGAAATTTTTATTAAAGTTATTACTTCGGTACCTACCGAGGGTAGTATAACAACAAAAGAGTTAGATAAGTTAGTGTACGAAATTGCTGCGGCATATACTGGTAGTCATCACGATTATTCAAGATTAGCTTCATCAGTTGCAATATCTTCATATCACAAAGAAACTAATCATAGTTTTAGTGAAACAATGACAGAATTGTACAATAATGGTATTGTTAATGAGATATTAATGAAAACTATTGAAAAATATGGTTCAGAAAATATTGATAAAATAATTAATCATGAGAATGATTATAATTTTGATTATTTTGCTTGGCGCTCATTACAAGAAATGTATTTGTTAAAGTTATCTAGTGGTAAGGTTATTGAAAGACCACAACACATGTATATGAGAGTTTCCTTATGGGTGACTAAAACATTTGAAGAGGCAGTTGAATATTACAATTCATTATCAAATCAATTGATTTCACCAGCAACACCTATCATGATTAATGCGGGGACAAAGACACCTCAGTTAGCGTCATGTGTATTACATTACAATAATTCCGATTCCCGCAAAGGTTTATTAGGGACATTGAGTGACATTTCAACGTACTCCTCTGACGCGGCAGGTATCGGACTTTCAATGTCAAATATTAGAAGTAAAGAAAGTAGAATTTCAAGTTCAGGAGGATTTGCGGGTGGACTTTTAAAATATTTAAAAATAGTTAATGAGTCACTTAGATTCTTTAACCAACAAGGTCGTAGACCAGGTAGTGCCGCTATCTATATTGAACCTTGGCATAAAGATATTATTGATTTATTAGAGATTAAGAAAAATACAGGTTCGGAAGAAATGAGAGCTCGTGATTTATTTACCGCACTTTGGATTCCTGATAATTTCATGCGAGCGGTTGAAAATAATGATGATTGGTATTTATTCTGCCCTAACGACATTATCTCAAATAATATTAAACCATTACAAGAGTGTTATGGAAATGAGTACGAAGAAAATTATAAATTAGCTGTCAACAAAGGTCTTGGTAAAAAAGTTAAGGCTCAAGATATTTGGAATAAAATTATTGAATCCCAAATTGAAACTGGAGTCCCTTATTTATGTTCTAAAGATAATGCGAATAAGAAAACAAATCACCAAAATATTGGTGTAATTAAACAATCTAATTTGTGTAACGAGATTTATCAATTTACTGATGAGAATACTACGGCAATTTGTACCTTGTCTTCTATGGTTTTAAAGAACTTCATTATTGACGGTAAATTTGACTTTAGATTATTATACAGTGAGGTTAGAAAAGTTGTTAGAGCTTTAAATAAAGTTGTTGATATTAATAGCTACTCTACTGAAAAAGGACGTAAAGGTGGTCTTGAACAAAGAGCAATTGCGATTGGAACTCAAGGTCTTGCAGATGTCTTTTATCTAATGGATTATATTTTTACTTCTGAAGAAGCAAAGTCATTGAATAAAGATATTTTTGAAACTATCTATTATGCGGCTATCAGCGAAAGTAATGAATTATGTAGAACTGAAGAATACCAACCATACAAATTCTTTGAGGGGTCACCAATGTCTAAAGGAGAATTCCAATTTGATATGTGGGGATTAAAAAAAGAAAGTTTATCGGGTTATTGGGATTGGGACACGTTAAAAGAAGACGTTAAAAAATATGGGGTATGTAACTCTTTATTTACGGCACAAATGCCTGTTGCGTCTTCAGCTAAAATCACTGGGTCTTTTGAAATGACAGAACCGGCTCACTCAGCTTTGTTTAATAGACGTGTTGTTGGTGGAGAAATTTTGATTGTAAATAAATATTTAATCAATGATTTTGAAAAAATTGGTATTTGGTCTGAGGATTTAAAAAATGAAATAATTATGAATGAAGGTTCAGTTCAAGGGATTAACTTTAACCATTATTTAGACCCTGAAGACAAAAATTACAATAAAAAAGTTAAACGTATTGAACATCTACTTCCTAAGTACAAAACTATATGGGAAATTTCCCAAAGAGATTTGATTGATATGGCTGCGGATAGAGGTCCTTTTATTGACCAATCACAATCAATGAATATCTACATGTCAGCACCAACATTACCTAAAATTTCGTCGGCACATTTTCATGGATGGAGACAAGGATTAAAAACTCTTTGTTATTATGTTAGAACTAAGGCGATTTCTACAGGAGCAAAACATTTAGCTATGGACATCTCTAAAGTTGAAAAACCAAAGATTGAAAAACAAATACCAAAATTGGATGTTATACCTTTTGACCCAACAATTAAACCAAAGGATTCAGAATTTGAATGTTTTGGATGTGGGTCTTAATATAAAATAGAAAATTACAACATTAATCACGGCAAACTGTCGTGATTTTTTATTTTACTCTATTTATAAGAAATAATCACGACACTATATTTATTGATATGGCAAATGGAACTACATATGGGATTAATTTTCCTTTTAGAGATTCTTATGATGGTAAGTATTTAGACCTTTCTGAGGTAAATGATGAAGAAATCAGAACTGATTTAATTCATCTTTTATTGACTAGAAAAGGTACTCGATATTATTTACCTGATTTTGGTACAAGACTATATGAGTTTATATTTGAACCTTTAGATGGACCTACCTTTTCAGAAATTGAAGCGGAGATTAGAGCCTCTGTTGAAGAGTATATTCCAGGAATAACAATTACTAAGATTGACATAAGTGCGGCTTCCGAAGGGGAGGAAAATAAAGGCACTTATATAAACGACAACGACGAAAGAGTTTACCGAGTTTCTGATATTGGAACTTTAGAACATACTGCAAGAGTTAAAATTGATTACATCATTACTAATGATGCTTTTAACAATTCAGATTTTGTAATTATAAATATTTAATGATATATGGCTAACAAGAAAATATCATACACAACTAGAGACTTCCAATCAATTAGAACTGAGTTAATAAATTTTACAAGAACTTATTATCCTGACACTATTGATAACTTTAACGACGCCTCAGTTTTTTCAGTATTGTTGGACTTAAATGCAGCTGTAACTGACAACTTACAATTTAACATTGATAGAAGTGTTCAGGAAACTGTATTACAATATGCACAACAAAGGTCATCAATTTTTAATATTGCAAGAACTTACGGATTAAAAGTTCCTGGACTTAGACCGTCAGTCTCATTAGTTGACTTTTCAATTACGGTACCCGCATTTGGGGACAAGGAAGATTTAAGATACTGTGGTATCTTAAGAAGAGGTTCTCAAGCTAATGGTGCTGGTCAAGTTTTTGAAACAATTTACGATATTGACTTTACATCAGCAATAAATGCCGAAGGTTATCCTAATAGATTAAAAATACCTAATTTTGATTCTAATAATAAATTAATTAATTATACAATTGTTAAAAGAGAAACTGTTGTTAATGGTATTACAAAAGTTTTTAAAAGAGTTATAACATCGTCTGATGTTAAACCATTTTTGGAAATATTTTTACCTGAAAAAAATGTATTAGGGGTTACAAGTGTTTTATTAAAAGATGGTACGCAATACGCTAATATTCCTACTACCCAAGAATTTTTAGGTTCCAACAATAGATGGTATGAAGTTAAAGCGTTAGTTGAAGACAGAGTATTTATTGAAGACCCAACAAAAGTTTCTGATAATCCGGGAATTAAAGTGGGTAAGTACGTCCAAACAAATGATAAATTTATTACTGAGTACACACCTGAAGGATTTTTTAAAATGACATATGGTGGTGGTAGTCAATCTGCGGATGAACAATTAAGGGAGTTTGCAAAAAATGGGTTCACATTAGATTTAAATAAATATTCAAATAACTTTGCTTTAGGTAGTGTTCTTAAAGCTAATAGCACCTTATTTGTACAATACCGAGTTGGTGGTGGAACAGGAACTAATTTAGGTGTTAATATTATTAATCAAATAGGTACAGTTTCATTCTTTGTTAATGGTCCGTCAGAATCAGTTAATACAAGTGTT